ATATATTAATAAATTTGTTTAGATATGGATAATATTGAAAAAGAAGATTTCAAGGACAGACTAAAAAATGAGTTTGATGAATTGTATGGTCGCTTGGTAGATTTAAAGCAATTTATGAAAGGCGGCTTTGGTAATCTAAAGAAAAAGATTGGCTTTGGTCAAGCCTTTCTTCTTTACATTCAGCGTTTTATGATGATTTGCTATTTAGCGATATTAGCAGTTAGATTGGATGATTTAGGTATAAAACATAGATTGTCATAATGGTATCAGAATCAGCTAGATATTATCAGACTCACCCAGCAGCTAGGGAGCGGAAAAAGCGTTATGATACTCGCTTCGAGTCTTCCCCTGCTCAGAAGGCTAAGCGTAGGGAATTAGCTCGTCATAACGCTGACCACGATAAAAAGTATGGGGCAGCTTCACGCAAGGGTATGGATGCTAGCCATACACGTTCAGGAATCAGGTACAAGCCATCATCTGTGAATCGTGGTTCCAAGACGGATATGGCTGGGGATAGAAGGGCTAGAGGCGGTCGCTGATAGTGAATAAAAAAGAATAGGGAGTGCTCACGCATTCCCTATTTTGTTATCCTAACAATCTTAAAACCTATAAACTAAAAAACCTATGGAAAAAACAATCGTTCTTCTTAATTATGATAAATTCAATTTAACCTTCCTCTTCTGACATCTGTCTTAACTTCTCGGTGAGGGCATTGTGAACCTCACGCTTATCGTCAAGAGTGACGGTCTGTAGCTTAGGACAATTAAACTCCAGTATCTTGATAAAGGTTGATACCTTATCTTTAGGCTCGCACTTATACCAAGCTTCCATGAAATCATCCCAAGCCTCTCTGGAAAAATCGGCACAGAGTTCACGAAACTCCTTCTTGATAGGAGATTCATATCCCTTCTGCTTTCCTCCAGTTTTTGCTCGACCTTTCTCGAACTGACCTCTAGAATTTCTTTCTGTTGCCATATTTTTTCTGTCTATTAATGCCGCAAAGGTACAAATTATTATTTATATGTGAGTTTTATCCGTTAATAATTGAATCAGCAGCACGAGTATTAACGGATAAAATATGATTTTCGGCTAGTATTATTAACTTTGCCACATTATTAATAATATAAAATAGATATATATGTTAGGAGCATTAATTGGGGCAGGTCTTGGACTTGCAAGCAGTATCGCTGGCGGTATAGCTAACCGCAAGGCGAGACGTAAACAGGAACAGATGATTGCCCAGCAACAGAAAGAAAATCAGGCGTGGTATGACCGAACATACAATGCCGACCCGACCAAGCGTGCTGATACGGTTCGCTTGCTCACTCAGATGCAGGAGCAGATTAAGAACAGAAACAAGGCTGCCAAGGGCAGACAGGCGGTGATGGGTGGTACTGAGGATTCCACTACTGCGGTGAAGGAGGCGAACAACAAGGTTCTTGCCGATACTACCTCACAAATTGTAGCTGCAAATGATGCCCGAAAGGATAGCATCGAGCAGCAGTATAGAGAGCGAAAGAATCAGTTGAATAATCAGCAGATGGGTATTGAAGCTGAAAAGGCTGCTGATACCGCTAATGCCGTGGCAGGTGTGGCTGGTACTGCTGCCAACATCGCTGCAACGATTGATAGTGGTGCTGGTGGAGTAAAAAAGGCTCCGAATATGAATGTGACTCAGGAGCAGTTAAATGGTATCGCCAAGAATCCGAATGATGTTCTTGGCTTGAAGGCGAAGACTACAGCTCTTCCTTCTGAGGGTGACTTGAATAGCCTTGGGGCTAAACTTCAAAAGATTAAAGCATAGCCTATGAAAGCATCAGTTATGTTACGAAACAACAATGGATTGAAGACTACACAGAGTGTGCTCAACAAGCAGCAGAGTGGGGTGGATGCCGCACAGAAGGTGGCACAGACTCAGGCTCCAGTCTTCACCCAGCAGCAACTTGATGCGGCTGGCAAGAAAGTTGACCAGATGAATGCTGCCATTCCCACCGATGATGCTATGAAGGCGGCTAGGGATAAGACTATCGCTACTCAACAAGCCATCGCCAATGGGGTAGATGTGAATCAGGGTGCGCCAAGTGATGAGGAGGACAAACCATCTGTCCCTATCGTGAAGAAGGAGGAGCCTAAACCTCAGCCAAAGCAGCTATCTTACGCTGATATGTATAAGATGCTGAATCCTGAACTGAATGAGACGGCTGAGCAGAGGGCGAACAGAGAGAAGAAGGAGCGTACCAAGGCTCGTATCGCTGCTCTGGGTGATGGTCTCCGTGCGCTATCCAATATATACTTCGCTACCAAGGGTGCAAAGGTGGTGCACAATCCTGAGTCGGATATGACTAAGGCGGTGAATAAGCGCAAGGCTTATATGGATGCTCAGAGAGAAAAAAATCGGGCATCGTGGCTGGCTGGGTATCAGAGGGCACTCGCTCTTGATGAGGAAGCTCGGAAGAATAACCTAACTCTCGCTGAGCAGATGAGGTATCACGATATGCAGAACGACATCAACAAGGTGAAGGCTGACCAAGGGCAGCAGAGAATTGACCAAGGTAACAGAAGACTTGACATTAGTGAGTTGAAATATACCAATGATGCAGAGTATAAAGATAATCAGTTGAAGATTAAGAAGATGCTTGCTGCTGGTCAGATTAGTCATTGGGCTGCTCAGGATGCACTAGCTAGACTACGAGAAGGACGTATTGCAAATAAGGCTCAGAAATCTTCGGGCGGTAACAAAACTACTGCTGGATATTGGTATGAGTATTACGACATGATGGACACTCCTGAGGGGCAGAAGAAGATTAATGAACTTAAAAGAAAGTTGAGAATCAAGAATGTTACTCAGACTAACGTGAGATACATCATGGACAGATTGAAAGGAAGAAGTAGTTCTGCTGGAGGTGGTAAATCATCTGGTGGCGGCAAGCATACAACACATAAGGCTGGCGGTTCTTCGGCTGGTGGTAAGAAGAAGACTGGCGTAAAGTGGTAACAGAATTGGTAACAAGAATTTGGTAACAAACAAATATATATATCATGGCAGAAAGACCATTATACACTTTATACAAGAATCTGAAAGCACAGAACTATGATGTGCCTGATGATTACAATAAGTTTGAGAGTGCTCTGACAAGAGACGGAAAGGGCGGTGCGGATAATAGACACGCTATCTATGAGAACTTGAAGGCTCAGAACTTTGATGTTCCATCTACTTATGAGCGTTTTTACTCTGCACTCTTTGAACCTCGAAGCAGGACTTCATCAAGGGCGAAGGGCGGTAGCGTTCCTATGAGTGCTGCTGACCGTGCTCGTTTCTCGGCTGGGGCAGCAGCTATCTCGGCTAGTGCTCAGCAGACAATGAACAATGCTGGCAGATACAACAGACTGAAACAACGCAAGCAGAAACATCAGAAGGATTTCGGTCGTGTGAACTTGGGTACACACAAGACTCCTTATGGTGGTGATGCAAACAATGTTGTGAAGGATGATTTTGCTTACAATCCTGAGACTGGCAAGGCTGGCGCATACGTTACCTCAGACAATGAGAATGTTTATTCTCTTCCTGAAGCTGAGCAGAGTCAAGCACAGGATATTGCTTATCAGAATGCGGTTGATACTGGTGAGATTCCATCTGCTTTTGATGTTCGTGATAAGAATGGTAACTATGACTTGCAGGAGAACATCAATAAGAATGGAACCTATCTTACTGAGGAGGGTGCTCAAAAGCAGTTTGACAAGAAACTGGAGGATGCCTATGCCCGAAAGAAGGAGATTGAAGCTGCTATAGCGGAAGACCATCGTTTGCATGGCAATCCTCTGCTCTCTTATGGTGCTAGTATTGGTGCAAGCAACGGAAGAACTGCTGAGCAGAGTGACTATAGCAATAAGTTGGCAACCTCTCTCGCTCTGGTCAAGCAGCAGATTGGTGCGCTGGAAGTGGTGAAACAATATCCTACAAGTAGCTGGGGTGAGGATGCCTTGAAGGCTCTTGACAATACTGCCTTTACTGCCAAGACTTGGGATTTCGGTTTGACTGATTTTGCTACCATGGGGCAGATGGAACGCATCAAGACAAAGATGGATAACAACATTCCTCTCTCTGGTTCTGATAAGATGCTCCTGAAGAGTAAACTGGGTGCGGATGCTGCTGCGGCTCTCGAAGACGAGAAGATGGGTAACATCTATCGCTGGACGAAAATTGCAGGGCAGAGTCTCCCATTTATGGCAGACTTCTTCCTGACTGGCGGTTATGGTGGAATTACCAAGGGCATCAGTCGTGGAGCCTTGAAATTTGCTGCTAAACGTGGTATGGGCAAGGTGAGTGCTGCTATCTTGAAGAATACTGGTATCGTGGCTGGCGATGTTATCGGCTCTTATGCCATGGCTGGAACTGAACAGGCATTGAAGACTGGTGCTGACATTATGCAGCGACATCTGGGTAATCTGTATCAGGATGAGAAGGGTGACTATAAGTTTGGCACTTTTGATGAAAACGGAAATCTCCTGCATGAGGGTGGTGAGTCTATGGGTACTGCTCTCTATAAGGGTCTGACTTCTGCCATGGTTGAGAACTACACAGAGAAGTTGTTTGGTCACAACTATGGTATCAAGAAAGGTGCTGTCAACTTCATGAAAAAACACGGTATGAATGCTTCTGCTGAGTTCTTCAAGAATATCGGCAAGAGTGGATGGTATACCAATTCCAAGAAGTGGATGGAGAAGTTCGGTATCAATGGTTTCGGTGAGGAAGTGATGGAGGAGGAAATTGGCATTCCTCTTCATGCTCTATTGGATGGAGACAATAAGTTCTCTGACCTTCTTGATGCTAAGCAGCAACTCGACATTATCGGTGGTATGGCTATCTCTGTCGGTTCTATGTATGCTATGGGTGCTGGCTCCCGACCAGTAAAAGGTATCTACAATCGTGCTCAGTACTACCGATTCCGCAACAAGGTGAACGTGGCTGATAGTGATGCTCAGAACCTTATGGGCGATAACTGGGCAGACATCAAGGATAAGATAGACAACGCAACCAACGAGCAGATGGGTGGCGTGCTGGCTGATATTCTCCGTCAGAGAGATACCATGACCAAGGAACAGATTAATGCTGCTGTTAACTATGGCGTCAACCTGATGAAGATGCGTGGCTACAATATTGCCAAGACTGCTGAAATGAATGCAAGAGAGATTACTAATGAGCCAACAACTCCTGAGGAGCAGCATCAGGCAGATATTGACAACGCTTATTCTGAGGGGCATGATGCTGATGATGCAGATAAGCATGATATACAGATTCAGCAGGAAGACCAGATGAAGACTCTTGCAGCAGCATTGGGTATCTCTGAGCAGCAGCTATCTGCCATGAGTGATGAGGAACTGGAATCCCTGACGGGGCAGGATGATAAACTTGACCAAGCTATCTATGACTACCAGTTGTCTTCTGCCCGATACCAAGGTGTGGTTGATGATGCACAAGACAAGGTTGACCTTGCTGCTCATCAGGCAGAGCAGAGAGTGGATATGTATACAGACCAGAGTCGTGGCTCTGTCCGTAACGCTACTATCAAAGCATCAGGCGGCTTGGAAGACTATGGTGTGTATATTATCAGTGGTAATATTGCTACTCATGATGATGGCTCCATTGATGTAAGCAATAGCGATGATATGATTCTATACTATGACCCGACAACGAATAGTGTAGAACATGCTGATGCGTTGATGTTCGCTGAACTGGGTAAAGAACTCCCTGCTGATGATGTGAAGGCTCAGGCGGTAGCTGATGCAAAAGAGAATGCTATCAAGGAAGTGGCTGGCATCATTGATGGAACCGTTGAAGTTGGCTCCCAGTTCAATGTGACTGATACTGATGGTACTGAACATACCTATGAGGTGTTGGCTGACTATGGTGATGGTACTGCTGCTATCTCTATAGATGGTAACGTGGTGGAGAATCCTTATTCGCTTGCAGACTTGCAGCAGATGAAAGACTTGGAAGACCAGAAGAGACTGGAAGCTGCCAAGGCTGAGCGTGAACAGATGGAGAAAGAGCGTGCTGCCCAGCAGAATCAGGAGACAGAAGAGTCTCAACCTTCATTTGATTTCAATCAGATACTTAATGATAATGGAAACGTGGTGCTCGTTGATGTGCTCGACAAGGATGGTAATACCAAATATCCTGACTCTAGATTGTTCCTCATTCGTGATGCTGGTGCTAAGGCTAAGGTGGTGGAGTTGAAGAGTGATGGCACAATCGTTCCTCATGCTGTGAACAAAGAAGATGTGGCTACTATTTCTTCTATGTCGCTCGATGAATACAAACAAGCTATGCCTGAATCCTCAATGATAGAGGATAATAGAGGAGATAATAGAGGTGAGATAGAGGTGGAAGCTCCGACAATAGAGGGCGAGACTGCTGCTCCTGCTGAGGAGACTGCTGCTCCTGAATCTGCTGAGACTCCTGCAACTGAACAGACTCCTGCTGCTCCTGCCATTACCCTTGAAGATGGAACCATCGTGCCTATGCTGGAGGATGGCAATCCTGACTTCTCGAAGCTGACTGCCGCACAGACTGCTGAGCTATATGATAATCAGTTTGGTGAGGATGCAAATAGTATCGTATCTGGATATGTGTCTGATGCAAAGAAGGCACTCGACAAGGCTAGCAACATGACCGTGAAGGGTAAGACTTTCGTGGAACAGAAGGCTGCTAAGGATGCCAAGGAGAAGGCTATTGCTGATGCTCAGGCGGCTTATGACTCTGCAATCGCTATCCGTGATGCTTATAATGAGCGACAACTTGCCAAGGTGGAAGATACTGCTGAAGGTAGAAAGGAACTCATTGAGAAGGCAAGAAGAAAGTTTGCTCGCTTGAAGAGTGCGGTGAAGGATGATGCTGAGGCGGTGGCTCAACTCTATAAGGAGACGGTTGGCACTCTGCTGCATCGTCTGTATGATGGCACTGGTATTGATGTGACAGATACTATTCCGCTTACTGCTGAGGAGTATGTGGCTAGTAACCTCGGTGCTCACTCTCTCAACTATGAGGGTACAGAGACAAGCAAGGGTGTTAAGCAGGAGACAGGATTGAGCAGAGAAGACTTTGCCAAGACTCAGTTACTCGCTGCTGATGGCAAGGGAACTACCATTGATAACCTTGTGCATAGTCTGTGGGAGAATCGTCCATCTAACCTTGATTCGCTCGATACTCAGGATATACGTAATGCCATGCTCAGCGTAATCACTAGCGGTTTTAAAGCATCGGAAGCTAGAAACTTTGTTGAAAATATTCGCATTGCTCAGGCTGAGAACATACTTGAAGAGCAGAAACGTGCTCAGGAGAATGCAGATTATGCTGAGCAGCAAAAGGCTGAGCAGGAGGCTGAGTTGAAGGCGAAGTCGGATGAAAAGGCTGAGTCAGAGGCGAAGTCAGAGGAGGAGTTGGATAATGAATCGTCTAATGAATCTAATGATTTGGATAACGAATCGGATAATGAGAAGATAAATGACAATATAAATGATAATATAAATGTTCCTGAGGATGCTACTGATGAGAATCCTTTAGGCGCACAGCGTGATGAATCTGACCTACCTTTCTCTGCCAAGGAAAATGGCACACAGCAGACTACTGCCGAGCGTGCTGCTGACGTAGAGAAGAATAAGGTGGATGATATGAAGGTCGTTGATAACATCGTGGGGCAGAAGACTCGTAAGGCTTTCGAGAGACTGGCTAAGATGATGGGTGCAAAAATTCAATGGCAGTACTCGGACAAGTTTGGCAACGGATGGATTCAGGAGACTAAGGATGCTGATGGCAACGTGCATCGTACAATCTTCATCACTCTTGACTCTTCTATCACGGAAGGTGCTCAGTTTATCTTCGGTCACGAAATGACCCACCAAATCAAAAACCTGAACCCTGCTGCCTACAATGAGTTGACTCAGCTTGTGCTTGATACCTATGGCTCTGATGCCTTCGACAAGGCGGTAGATGAGACCATGCAGAGATATTCTGATGCTGGATTCTTTGGACGTGCTAGAGATTACTATGCTGAGGAGGTGGTTGCTGATGCGGTAGGTGAAATGATTCGTGACTTGAACCTTGCTCACACTCTCGCTATGAAGATGTCTCATCCTCTGCTCGCTGCTATCCATGAGATATTGCAGAAGATTAAGTTGGCATTCTTTGGCACTGAGTATAGCGATGTAACCAAGAATATCATCCGTTCCATCGAACAAGCCTACGTGAAGACTGCCAATGGTGAGGTGACGAACTCCGAGACTGGCGAAGATGTTTCCTTCTCTCTCCGTCAAAAGCCTGAGCCTAAGAAGAAGGGTATCGGCTACAAGGTGTTCGTATTGAAGGATGGCAAACTCTATCCGCCAATGGTAGCGAACCCTAATGGTGCAGCCACTCCAGTGGGTGTATGGCTCGATGCTGATGCGGCTCCTATTGCAGGAGAAAGCAAGACTGGCAGACCTCAGGTTAAGCAGGGTGGCAAGGGAACACAAGGCGGTAGCGGTAAGCTAGCCTATAGACCAGGCTGGCATCTTGGTGTAGTGCCTTACGCTATCCAGTTCAACCGCAAGGATGCTGATGGTAACAAGACTCTCTTCCCTAAGAACTTCGTGTTTGCTGAGGTGGAGTATGCTGCTGACGTAGATTATCAGGAGGAAGCTCGCCAAGAGGGTATCAATCCATCGGGCAAGTATCAGCATTCACTCGCTGGATTGAAACATCTGCCTACTGATGGCTATTATATGTATCGTACCAATCCGAACCCTGAGACTGACCCTTGGGTGATTACTGGTGCGATGAAGGTGAACCGTATCTTGACCAGAGCAGAGCAAGCAGACTTGGTAAGCAAGGCTGGTCGTGAACCTCAGCAGATTCAGGAGGGCGATATTGTTACTGATGATGTTGTGAACAGCATCAATCAGGAGATAGCTGATGCTCCTAAGTTTTCGTTGAAGGTGTATCATGGTAGCGGTGCTGACTTCACAGAGTTTGACTTCGACCACATGGGCGAGGGTGAAGGTTCACAAGCGTTTGGTTGGGGTGGCTATGTTACCAATTCTAAGGAGATTGGTAAAGACTACACAAGACGTGCAAAGAGCAGAAAAGCGAACCATGCTCATTTTTATGCGAATATGGGTTCTTTGATTGCTAATGATTGGTATGAGTACTTTGTGAAGACTGCAAATAGCGAGTCTCTTGAAGATGCTAAGGAGTTTGTTTTGAAAGACCTTGATATTGACATTAAAGTTGATGAAAACAAACTGAATCGTAATGAAATTCCCGAATCTAAACGTGCTAATATAGTGGCAAACTTAAAGGAAGAGAAGCGTATTCGTGAAATAATTGCCAACACCAAGAAGGAAGATTTACCTAATATCGCTAGTGCTAATCTCTATGAGGTTGATATACCTGAGGATAATGGCAGCAACTATCTGGATTGGGATGCTCCTATAACTGATGAACTGATAGATAAGGTAACTAAAGCACTACCTTCTTTGCGTAGCTACGATATTAAGGACTTGAAGAAGGATAGAACCTTTGACAATTTCTATAAGACTATCTCAATGAGAAGTGCTAAGGATGATGCAACCTTCAATGATGATAAGGCTGCAAGCCAACTTCTCGCTTCTCTTGGCTATACTGGTATTAAGTATAAGGCTGGTCGTAACTTTGGTGGTGCTGAGGAAGGCGATACCAACTATGTTATCTTCAAGCCTGAGGATATGAGAATCACAGAGCACACAAAGTTCTCTCTCCGTTTGAAGTCTGCTATTGAAGAAACAGAAACCAATCCATCTGACGCACAGAAGGAGAGTGGCAACTACAAGAAGGGACACATCAAGTTCGGTGGCTACGATTACACTATAGAAAATCCGAAGGGTTCGACTCGCTCAGGCAAGGATGCCGATGGTAAAGAATGGAAAGTAACCATGCACGATACCTATGGCTATATTCGTGGCAAGTTTGGAAAAGATGGTGACCATTTGGATATGTTTATCAATGACAAGGCAGACCTTGATAATTGGGATGGTGATGTGTTTGTCGTTGACCAAGTGAATCCTGATGGCTCGTTTGATGAGCATAAGGTAATGTATGGCTATGACTCCATGGATGCTGCCAAAAAGGCTTATATCGCCAACTATAGCAAGGGGTGGCAAGGTCTTGGAAATATTACTGGGGTAAGTAAGGATGAGTTCGACAAGTGGCTTGATACGAGCAAACGTAAGATAAAGCCATTTAAAGACTATGCTAAGGTAAAGTTCTCGTTGAAGAACGATGGCTTGACTCCTGAGATAGCAAATACTCCTGTAAATATTGTGGATGCTGATGAGGAACATGGCTTTAAGAACTATGCTGAGGCAAGAGAATGGGCTAAGAAGAATATTGTCAGAACTTACAATAACGAGGAAACTGGTGGTAAGGGTGAGATAAATATCAGTAATACTGCTGTTGGTAAGTATTTGTCGGAAAAGGCAGTTAAGAAGAGTGCAAACAAAGATGTACACATGAGCGTTTTGAAAGTCTTGCCTTCTATACTTCGTGAGAGTGTTGATGCTATTCAGCATGTTGACCGTAACAAGGTAGGAAATGAGCGTAGTGAGGATTTTGGTGTCAATCCTGATGTTATGATACATCGTTGTTATGGTGCTGTGAATATAGGCGATAAGGTCTATGGTGTAAAGATTACATTGAAAGAGAATGTAAGAACACACGAAAAAACAAAGCTATATAGCTATGAAGCAACAAAAATAGAGCTGCTGGACGGTCAAAGTGGAGACGTAGCTATGACCTCTCCCCGCAATTCCAACAACTCTATTACGGTTGCAAAGATAATAAAAGGTTTTGAAACTACCAAGAAAAATGGCGAAAAAGTTGATGGTGATGGCACAAAATTCTCATTGAAAGATGAAGAATACCTGAAAGCGGTGGAAGATGGCAATATGGAAAAGGCTCAGAAGATGGTGAATGAAGCTGCCGCTGCTGCTGGCTATTCTACAGATTCCAGTTATCAAGGTACATCTGCCTTCAATGGTGCAGCACCTTGGGGTAATGGTTACTTCTTGACAAAGGACGAACGCAAGGAGGCTTGGGATAATGGCGAGTTTGAAGGTGAATCAACTCTTGGTGATTATATCAATGATGATATTGATGGCGGCAACTTGGAGGAGTTGACTAATGCCGCATCTTATCGTGCAGCTGACCCTATGCGTAAGGAGGCTATTGATAACGTTCGTAATGCTATTCAGAAGAAAGCTAAGACTATTACAATGTATCGTAGTGTTCCTTCTGACGTGAAGGAAGGTTCTTTCCGAAATGGTGACTGGGTTACTCCAAGTCGTGCTTATGCTGTTGATAATGCAAAATTGCATGGATGGGGTGACGATTACAACATCATCGAACAAAAAGTTCCTGTTGATGATGTGTGGTTTGATGGCAACGATATTGCAGAATGGGGCTATGGTCGTGAGGAAGATTATATCAATGATACAGACTTCGCCTATAAGAACAGCAAGAACAACAAAAAGTTGCTTGATGCCGTTACCTATGATGATAATGGTAATGTGATTCCTTTGTCTCAGAGATTCAATGAAAAGAATAAGGATGTGCGTTTCTCGCTGAAGGATGAAAAAACTCTTGTAGGTGTACACAATATATCAGAAGAGAAGCTGTTGAAGGCTATCAAGCAGGGTGGTCTTGCCAATCCATCTGTGGCAGTCATTGACTCTAGTAGGCAAGACCATAAGGCGTATGGTGGCATTTCCTTGATTCTGCCTTCCGATAAGATTGCTAAGAGAACAGGAAAGAATGCAGGTACTTGGCAAGGTGATGCTTATACTCCTACTTATCCAGAAGTGGAGAAGCAGATGAGCAATAAGGGGGCTGAAAAGTCTTCTTCTGATGTTCTTTCTGTGCCAAAAGAAATGCAGCATGAAGTAAGAAATGGTATCGACCGATGGTTGAACGGAGGCGATGTAAACTCTGGGTTGAAGTATCTCTTCCTTCATGAGAAGGGTGTGGCTCCTGAACCGAAGATGATTCAGCCTAAGTTTAGTGATGAAGCATATAACGAGTTGAAGTTTATTACTGCTGGAGACTTCAATATCTATGGTATCGGCAAGGCTGATGCTCAGAAGGTCTTGGATATGTACATTGAGGCAAAGTTTGATGGCGATAAGGATTTGTATGAGGAGAAGACCAAGGCTTGGCTGGAAAGAAACAAGTCTATCGTTGATGCTGGTGCTAAGGGTGGAATGAGATATGCCATTGCCAAGGAGAATGTTGAACTATATGATGAATATGGTTTCAACTACAAGGGTGTGCAGACCTTCGTCCGTGATGTAGAGTATGACCATCGTAAGACTGGAGTTGACACGAATGCTACGCTTAATGAGGTTGAAAACTACATCAAGACCAATAACCTGACAGATGAGTTCAATACTTGGCTGGAAGGTAAGGAAAAGGAATATGGCATTAAGGAGGTAATCTTTGATGGCTTTACTCCTAGTGGCAATCGTAGATATGTGCCAAACACCTTGGAGAATGTTTCCAAGTTGATGAAGAAGCAAGGGCGAAATGGAGCAACTGGTGCGGCTGTATCTTTCCAAAACTTTGCTGCAAGACTGATGCCTTCTTATGGAACATTGAAGGATATTCGCTTCAAGAAAGGTTTGTTGACTTCTGACCGAGAGAAATTTGATAAATTCAGAGACAAGTGGTCTAATGTTTTCTTTGAACTTGGTAATAAATGCCAACCAGATTCCACAAGTGCTTTTGATAGTTATGGCATGGAAAGACTCTCTGAGGCTGCAATGACCAGTGCCCCACAAGCATACTTGAAGAAGGAGTACAATGTGGACTTCTCAGATGCGGACACAAAACGTTTGAAGGAAATGGTTAAGGCTATCAAGGAAGAGCATCCTGCCATGTACTTTGAGACTAAGTTTGAACGTCCAGTTAGATTTGATGAGTTCTCTGCTGCTGTTGTTCCTACTACTACCAAGAAAGAGGTGAAGGAGGTATTGGGGAATGCTGGTGTATCAATCTTTGAGTATGACGAAAAGAGCGATGCAGACCGCAAGCGTGCATTCAATGAAGCTATCAATAGCAGCGACAATATCCGATTCTCTCTCGCTGGCGAGCGTGGTGCGGCTGCTGCTGACAAGGCAGAGGAGCGAACTGCTCGTATGGATAATCTCTCCGTGGCTCGTAAGATGGAAGAGGAGAAGAAGGATGCCAAGGCTATCAAGATGGCTACTGGATGGGAGCGTGGTGCTGATGGCAAGTGGAGATACGAAATGCCTGATGCCAAGATAAATGACACGATGGACGTAGGCGGTGGGCACATCGTTAAGCGTTACGAGGATGATATGCTCTGGAATGGCGGCAAACTATCTAAGGTGATTGATGCACCTGAATTATTTAAGGCTTATCCCCAGTTGAAAGATGTGCGTATTGATACGGATGCCATTATGAACGATATGCCTTCAAATGGTGAATATAATTCAAAGACCAACACCATTACCATTCATGCTGACGATTTGAAATATATGAATGGCATATTGAATCACGAGATTCAGCACGCTATTCAGGATATTGAAGGCTTTGCCAAGGGCGGTAGTCCTAGATTGGTTAGAGGTGAGGTTAAGAAGAAATTAAACGAGGTAACCAAGCAGATTAGGCAGTTACGAGCAGAAGGCAAGGAAGATGAGGCAAAGGCTCTGATTGAGAAGAACAGAGGTCTTTATAATGCTTATCAGAAGAATGATGATTACAATAGTTACAAGTCACTCGCTGGTGAGGTGGAAGCTCGCAACGTATCTGCCCGAATGAACATGACTCCTGAGGAGAGAAGAAAGACTCTCGCTGAATCAACTGAGGACGTGGCTCGCAAAGACCAGATTTTCTTGGGCGTGGGCGATGTGTCCTTCTCTCTCCGTGATATGGCTGACGGAAAGGAGAGTGGAGCGGCTGATATGGCTGAGGACTTGAAGAGTCTGAACACTCCTGATGAGGTGGATGATGCTATCAAGACTGCACTTGATGATATGCCTAGCGGCTGGAAGATGGCTAACAAGAAGATGATTCATGTTGCTCAGGCTCTGGGCGAGAACCGCAAGGCAGAGATTGCTGGCGAGGAACCTAAATTCTCCCTGAAGGATGGCACTCTCATTAAGGCTGGAACCTACTTTAGCGGTGGCGGTCTTGTTGAGGAAGGCTTGAAGGGTATCATCGACCCAGTGGTGGCAGTTGAGTATGACGAGAAGATAAGCGGTGTATATCGCAACAATTTCGGGCAGCACATCGTTACTGCTGATGTTCGTGATGTTGACCCTAAGGAGTTGGTGAAGCAGATAGATGGCGAGGTGGAGTACTTCCATGCCAGCCCAGTCTGCAAGAACTACTCTCAGGCGAAGAATAACCATGCTGAGGTGGAACTTGACAAGGAGACTGCTGCTAGTACTGCCGAGTTCATCAATGCTATCAAGCCAAAGGTGGTGACCATTGAGAACGTGAAGGGATATAAGGATTCGGATGCCATGAAGACTATTACCGATGCTCTGGATGCCAACGGCTATACTTGGGATGCAGATGTGTATAACGCTGCTGACTATGGTGGCTACACCAACCGAGAGAGATTGATTGTCCGTGCGGTTCGTGATGGCAAGCTCCCTGAAAAGCCAAAGAAGATGGCACACAAGAGTGGATGGTATGAAGCTGTGGCTGATATTATCCCGACTCTGACCGAGAAGAAGAATGGTGTGGCTCCTTGGATGGACGTTCGCTTGAAGGCTGATGGCATTGACTGGAGAAACATTGACAAGCCATTATATGTGATGGGTAGTGCCTATGCTGACGGAAAGGTTCCTCATGCCTTCGCTGATGAACTGCTGCCAACACTCAGAACCAAGAGCGGTGACGTGATTGTGATGCCTGATGGTAAGGTATATCGTGCCATGGGCAGAGTTCTCGCTAGAGTATCAGGAGTGAGCGATGATTACAAAATGCCATTCTCTGAAAACCTGAGCCATACCATCATCGGCAACGGAATCCCTACCCAGTTAACCGAGCATGTTATTGCTCCTCTGCTTACTGGCTCTGACTCTAAGTTTAGCATCCGAGCCTATCATGGTACTGGTGTTAGCTTTGACAAGTTCGATTTGTCTCATGCTTTTGAGGGTGAGGGAAGTGAGACTTTTGGGCATGGTGTGTATGTTACAAACTCTAAGAAAATAGGTGATAATTATGCACAACGTGCAAAAGATAGAAAGGGAAAGTTTGGATTTGATTATAAGATTGATATGTCTGCCGATGCTGGACAAATGCTTAGCCATTATATCAATAAAAACCAAGATGTAGATAAGGGCTTAGAAAACGCTAGACAAGACTTGAAATCTGCTTTGGAAATGTTCCCTGATGATGAGACATTGAAAGAGTTGTCTGCTATTTTGCAAAAGAACAATAATGAGATAGCAGAGGCAAGTAATGAAGCTTATCTCTATGACGTGGATATACCAGATGATAATGGTGAAAACTATCTTGGATGGAATGAATCTCAAAACTTCCCATTGGAAAAATGGTACAGACTATGGGAAATTACTCATCATGGATTCAATGAAAATGAGTATTTCAAAGATGGTGGAGCGAATTATGATAAAGATAGGATTGAGCGTATCATCCAAATGAAACTTGATTCTCCTGAGAACGGCATGCAGAAACTTCCTACATTGAAAGGTGAAGAACTTTATCATGCTTTGGAAGATTTCTTTGACCGTGAAAGACCTTTGCGTGGTGCAAAATTAGCATCAAGGGCTTTGAGCGAAATAGGCTTTGTCGGAATCAAGTACCCTGCTGGCATGATTCATGGCGGTGCAGTGGAAGGCGATTACAACTATGTGATATTCGATGAGGCCAATGCCAATATCGTGGGTAATACCCGATTCTCCTTGCGCTATGACAAGTTTGAGCACGACCTGAACCAGTGGAAGAAGGATAACAATCTGCCAAAGGATGCCCAGCGACCAACCATCCCACAACGCAACGCTGGTGAGAGTGCCGTTGACTTCCTGAAGAGAGTGGACGAGTACCGCAAACAGATGGCTCTGTGGAAGACTGCTCCAACCTACGAGCAGCATCTTCTGAGTGATGATACTGCCCTTGGTGAGTTCAACCGAGAGTTGCAGCGTGGTTCTGTGCTCAAACGTATCGCCTTCCAAGATAGTATGCTGGCTATCCGCAAGGCTCAGGAAGCTATCATGAAGGAAGTGGGTGTTGACCGCCTGAATATGGCTGAGGATGCCTATACTGCCGAGAACCGCAGCCATGGCAAAGGCAAGAACGAGTTTGAGGAATACAATAATGAGTTCTTGCAGCCACTTAGAAAGGCTTATCATCAGATGAAGAAGGTACTGGGCGATAGCTATGATAATGTCCGTATCTACATGATGGCTAAGCATGGCTTGGAGCGTGATGCTCAGATGGCTTTCAAGAAGTCACTGGATGCTGACTTTGAGAACGTGGCTCAGAGAAGTGCGGCATACAGGGCTTACAAGGGCGATATGAACCGTATTACCAATGATAGCGATTTGGAGTTTGGAAGAGTTGATTTCAATACTTGGAGACAGAGAGATAATGCACTCAGAACGAAATACTCTCCTTCCTATATGGACTATCGCTACGACAAGAATGGTATTGCCTACGATTACTCAGGCTTGTCGGCTCTCTTCGGTGGCTCAGACTTTGAAGAAGCTGCCCATAAACTGGTAAGGGATATTGAGAGTAGTCATGTAGCTGAGGTGCAAGACCTCTGGAATGCTACGAATGCGGCTACAAAGAAGATTCTTCGTGATGGCTATAAGGCTGGCATGATGAGCAAAGATACTTATCAGTATGTGCGAGATATGTATAGCCATTATATTCCTCTCCGTGGCTGGGATGGCACTACTGCCGACCAAGTATGGGACTATGTTGGTGGCGGCAAGGGTGCGTTCAATCAGACCTTGAAGACGGCACACGGACGAACCTCTATCGCTGACGACCCTATCGCCTACATCGAGAATATGGCAGAGAGTGGAATCCTGCTGAACAACAAGAACTGGGTGAAGCAACACCTGATGCTCTTGGCTCAGAATCATCCAACTTCCCTGCTGACCCTGAGCAAGGCTTGGTACGTGAAGAGTACGGATGCCAACGGAAATGAAGAGTGGATTCCTGCTACACCTCAGATTACTTCTCAGATGAATAACAATCAGGTGAAGGCTGCTATTGATGCTTTTGAGCAGAAGATGGAGCAGATGGCTCAGACTGGCGATGCTACCCAGAAGAGAGACGGACTGAACATTGCCTATCCTCAGACTCATAGTGAGGAGAGAGAACATGAAGTAAGAGTGATGAAGGATGGCGAGGAGTATGTTATCTATGTGAATGGAGACCCGCAGTTGGCTCAGGCGATGAACAACACCAGAGCACACCGAGTAAGAGAGATTCAGAGCGGCAAACTGGATAGGGCTGCTGCTTGGTTGGGCAGAAAGATGGCTGCTGCCTACACCAGTCTTTCACCTCTCTTCATCCCTTCCAACTACTTCCGAGACCTGACCATGACGCTGGCATCTACCGCTATTCGTGAGGACGCAAAGTACAACTATCTGCTCAGAAAGAATCTGGCTACCTCTTGGAATCTCGGATTCATGCTGAAAGACTATCAGAACGGCAAGTTGAGAGAGAAGGTAAGCAACGGAAACGCTACTCCAAAGGAACAGATGTTCTATGACTTCATGATGAATGGCGGTGAGACTGGCTTTGTCTCTTCTCTTGACGTGGAAGACTTGAAGAAGAAATTCAAAAATGACTTGAAGGATTTGGATAGATGGAAGGCAAACCCAGTTAAGGTAGGGCATACCATCATGGATAGTATCGAGTTTCTGAACAGAATGATTGAGGATAGTAACCGATTTGCGGTTTACATGACCTCTATTCAGTATGGTCGTTCCATTGATGAGGCTGTGAATGATGCCAAGGACGTAACCTTGAACTTCAACCGCAAGGGTACTGGCGAATATGGCTGGCAGATGATTAGAAACCTCTATCTCTTCATCAACCCAGCAGTACAGAGTTTGCAGACTCTTGGTGCTCTTGCCAAGCATCATCCTTTCAAGTTCACGGCTGTTACTGCATCATGGTTGGTGAGTGGTGTGCTGGTTCCTACCGTTAACGCTGCCCTGATGAGTCTGTTTGGCGGTGATGATGATAAGGATAAGTACTGGCAGTTCACCAAGTGGGATAGACGAAACAACCTTATCATGTGGATTCCTTACACTCATGAGTATGTGAAGATTCCGCTTGCTCAGGAGTTCCGTGCCTTCTATGGAGTAGGCGATATGATTGCATCCAAGATTATGGGTGGCGAGTTGGCTGAGGAGAGTTGGAGTCAGTATGCAGAAGACTTGCTCGGTCAGGTGGTGGATATGCTTCCGCTCGACCCGACTGGATATGACGGAAATATTGCGGTCAGTCTGATGCCGAATGCTATTCGCCCAGTCTTTGAGTTGGCTTTCAATGTTGACTTCACTGGCAAGCCGTTATTCAAGGAGACAGAGTATAACAAGTATGACCCTAACTTTACCAAGGCATACGTGGGCACTCCTGATTGGCTGGTTCGTGCATCCAAGATGGTTAACTCAATCGGAAACGACTATCCTGATGTGCAGCAGAATAGCATAGATGCTTTCGGTGACCCAAGATACAATCTGAATAACCCTGCCGTGGTTGACCATGTATTGTCTTCTTATCTCGGTGGTGCTTACACCATGGGCAGTCAGGTGCTCGGTGTTCTTACCAAGTCACTCAACGACCCGAAGGAAATCAAGGTGGCTGATATTCCATTATTCAGCAAGTTCGTCAGCAATCCTGATGATAGACCAGTTGCTAAGAAACAAGGCGATGAGTTCTGGAATATGAAGGAGAACCACGACCGTGCAGCCAATACCCTGAGTAAGTTGAAGAAACAAGCTAAGGTGGATGGCAATTACTCTATGCTGGAACGTTTCTATGACTCTGAGGAGTACAAGCAGTACAAGCAGGATGATGTGAAGGTGAAGAAGTATGAGGAAGACAAGAAGAAGGAACGTGCTGAGGAGAGTGGGGAGGAGTATAGACCTCACAAGTTGAATGCCGAGGATATATACAAGGCTCATGCTACTCCGAAGGATGATTTCGAGGACTTGAAGCTGAAACAACTCTACACCAAACTGAACGGATTCAAGTCTGCCTACGACCTCTTGGTTGATACTGCTCCTAGTCAGAGCGATGGCTACTACAACACCAACAAGGCTGCCATTGATGCCATTGACGAGATTTCCCTTGATAAGCAGGAGATTTCCGAGTTGAAGAAAGGTTTCTTGGATGATGGCAAGGATGCCTACAACGCTGAGGACATGAAGCAGATTCGTGAACTGAGAAAGAGGATTCTTGCAGTGCTGGAGAAGGCTAACAAGGTGGTTGTGGCTAACCAGAAGGCGAAGGCTGAGAAGTAATACATATATGACTATCCCCTGAAAGTGCTAGGCTTTCGGGGGATAATTGCTTCCAACCTGAAACTTTTTGCCTCTATTTCTTGTGCAAATCTATCAATCTGTAAGTATTTATAAAGTTTAACTATTAAAAATATCCTAAATTATTATGTTTCCATTATTTCTTTTTATATTTGCAGCATCTAAGAACATCTGAATTTCAGGTGATTACATCAGCAAAAGATTATCCAATCATTATAAACTTAAAAAATGAAGGCTTATGAAAAAAGATGAAAACGAAGACCTACGAGTCAAGAAGTTAATTGGAGAGATTACGAAACTTCTCCCCGAACGCAGCAAGATTAAGACGGACTTGCTTTATTTCAAGTATGCGCCTATATTGGTCATGCTTATGCGATGGTATGGTGTATCTCAGTTCTATGACAACAAGATGGAGATTACACTATGGTACGAAGAGAATGAGGAACCTGTCTGGTTCTTTTATTTCATCACTTATATCCTCTACCCGATTTCTCTTTGGAAGGGTCAGGTGTTGCACAGATTGTGTGTAGAGTGGCGCATCCCGATACTCTATATTGCAGGAGTAAATGTGATACATATCATGTACGACTCTGTTGTTATCACAAATCAGATGTACTATTGTGATATGTTCCTGATTACACTCATTTTAATTATATATGCTTATGTCGCAATTAGTAAATTACAGCATCATCGAAGCTGGACTTCGTGCTCTCGCTGATAAGGCTCACGAATCAGCAGTTGCCCAAACGGAAGGCAAACCTATCCCTTGCGGTCTATCAGAGAATGATATGGAACTTGTGGCACTTCTTACTGCCATGATGAATGATACGCAAGCCAACAAGGGCGGGTGTGCTCACGAAATGGGAAAGTCTATCTCATCCTTTGAAAAGTATGTTCACGATGGCAAGATACCCGAAGGCATCCACGACCAGTTCGGGCATGAAAAGAAGTGGAATAAGTCGCTCATCCGATACTTTGCCAACAAGAAGGCTTTCTTCCGCAAGCTATCCCGAAAGTACGGCTTGAACCTTTAGCAGTCGCTACACATTATATATATAGGAGAGACCCAATCGCCCCTCCTGTATATTTATGACCTTTTCCGTAACCATAAATCTTTGCTCATCACGCACTTATATAATCTTTTACGAGTTTATCAATCCCTATTCATATTATTCGTATCTTTGTGCTCGTAACGTTACAAAGTGAGAATCATAATTTAGTGTTTAACAAAAAAGATTTCAGGATAATATGGAAAGTAAAACGTATGTATTCGGAAACGAAGGCTCAACATCTAACAATGGGATGCTCGGTCTTCTCGCACCTCTGCTCCAGAAGCAGGGTGTTGACCCAAATGTCCTCCTTGCCATGAAGGGAAACAATGGTTTCGGTGGCGAAGGTGGATGGTTCATGTGGGTAATCTTCCTTTTCTTCCTCATGGGCTGGGGAGGTAACGGCTGGGGAGGTTTCGGCAATAATGGTCGTGGTGGTCTCGCAAACGAGATTAACAATGACTATGGTCGTGGTCTCTTGATGGATGCCATCGGCGGCAACCGCAATGCACTCAGCAATTTGGCTACTCAGTTGAACTGCACCGAAGGTCAGATTCAGAGTGCCATTTCTGCCTTGACCTCTCAGGTTCAGAATGTAGGTAATCAGGTTGGTATGAGCGGTATGCAGACTATCAATGCTTTGCAGCAGGGTAATATGCAGATTGCTCAGCAGATTGCCAACTGCTGCTGCGAGAACCGCTTGGCTATCTGCCAGCAGACTGGAACCTTGCAGAATGCCATCAACAACGTAGCTAATGGTCAGAAGCGTGGTTTCTCTAACGTAGCTTACGAGACTCAGAGACAGACTTGTGACTTGCACAACGCTATCAAGGATAGCACTCAGACCATCGTTGACGGACAAAAGCAAGCTGAAATGAGAGAGTTACAGAACAAGATTGATGCTCTTCGTGAAGAGAACAGCACCTTCAAGTCTTCTGCTATGACCTCTCAGATTGTTGGTCAGGCTGTGGCTCCTATCAATCAGGTATTGGCTGGCTTGCAGAATGAGGTGGCTGGTATCAAGTGTAAGTTGCCTGAGACCGTTACTACTCCTTATAGCCCATTTACTGCGGTTCCTAACTGCGTGGCTTATCAGGCTGGATTGTATGGTTTGAATGCTGCTAACAATGCAGGATTCTGGGGTTAATAAGGAAAGGAGGCTGCTATGTTTTGGTTAAGACCATATACAAGGGTGAATCGTAATGGTTCGGCAGCTATCGCTTCTACGGGCGTGGTTGTGAACACCAACAATGTTGTTTTCTCGTTCAAAAACCACGCCTTCCTGAATGCCAGCTACAGAGGTACGATTTTTGTAAACCTGATGCAGGCTATTCCGACTGGAACGACTGGTACGCTGCCTATCCTTTTCGAGACCAACGGAAGTACTCAGGCTGTGACCAAGTATAATGGCGCACCATTGACGGTTGCAGACATGCAGGGAACTGGTGTTTATCAGTTTTGGTTTGAGAGAGATACTAACACCCTACAGATGATGTCGGGTATTGTTTAACAAGAATAGATAATAGGAGATTATATTATGTTTCAAGGTTTAAGAACTAATTCTTTATTCTATGTCCTAGACAAGGGCGAGAACCCGAACTTGCGAATCGGTCAGGTGGTTTCAGTAAGCAATCCTCAGACGAAATACCCTACCTTTAACAACGGCTTTACTCCTCAGCCTATGGAGACCGTAGTGGACGTGAAGGTGAAGCTGGGTGACGAGGAAGTGGATTTCAAGCAACTGCCAGCAAACGGACAGATAGCCAACGACAAGAACCTTGTTGTTAGCGACAATAAGGATGCCATGAGTGCAGAGGTGGATGCCATGCTGAGACAATCCAAGGCGATACTGGAGAGCGTAGATTACAACAAGAGGGTAGTAGAATCTTGTGAGGGAATGCTACAGCAACTCAACCCCCAGATAGCCAAGGATAAGGAACAGACCGAGAAAATCAATAAACTTGAAGGTAAGGTTTCAGGCATTGAGGGCAAGATTGACAAGATGATGGGATGGCTCCAACAGACCATGAGCAAGTAATCTCCTATCTATTCACTTAAAATCATAAGATTATGGTAATGATTGAGATTACAGAAGATAAGTTCGATGATTTGTATGACAACATCGAGTCTATGCTTGGTTTTGGCAGCAAGGCTATGTCTTGTCTGAAAAAGATGAAGCAGGAGCGTATGGGTGAGCGTATGCCTGATTATCGTGACGATTGGAGAAGAGAGCGTGAGGAACGTGAAGAGCGTGAGAACAGACGTAGATTCAACAACGTAAACGATGATTGGAACTACCCGAACCGCTATGGTGAAAGAGGTGGTGGCGGCTACAATGGTGGCGGTCGCTAGTGTTTAACTTGGGAGTTTTGGTAGTGACATTTATGTCGGGACCAGACTCCCTTTAATATTCAGCAATATGGGAAAATGCAGAATGCCATTGGATATGTATGACCTCAAACCTGAGGGAATGGTTTCTTATCTCAGATACAATGGCTATCATTTCAGCAAGAAGATGTGCGAGTGGGCGGTGAGCCTGATGTACAAGTATGACCCTTCCTCCAAGCGTGATGTAAGTATCTCATTTTGGGATAAGGAGAAGGTGGATGCCTTGCTGCTTGGTCAGGGTGTAGAGGTGAAGAATAAGATAGGCTACGACCATGTATATGTGGCGAATATGGCAAGGGCAGACTTCTACAAGTCTTCCATCAAGGATGAGGAGCAGCTAGCCCAGTTTATCAAGGATATGGTGGATGATGCCGACCAGAAGGATGGTTTTATCTTCAACCGATTCTATGCCGACTGCTGCCATAATGGTGTGCCTATCCCTTGGGAAGATGTGTTATGATTAGAAGAATAATACAACTCCCGAAGTACGATTGGAGCATAGTATGTTTCATAGGTTATCAGCCGCCTGATGCCGATGAGATATGCCATGCTCTTTCGGATATTGGCTGCAACGGAAATCCATTATCGGAAGCCTATGAACATTTGACTAAGCAGAGTACAGACAGAGGTCTTACCTATTCCAACCTTTCCGAAAGAAGGAGTGTGCTTGCCATTGGTGAGTGTGAATCTGATGGCAGCATCATCAATACAATAGGTCATGAGCTTCTTCATGTTGTAGCGCATATCTGTGAGCAGGATGGAATTGATATGCTGAGCGAGGAACCATGTTATATGATGGGGAGTTTGTGCGAGAAGTTCTTCAAAGTGTATGATTAATGTTGTTGTTTCTGTTTGGTGCATAAGAGAAGGGTGAAGCTTTTGACTCACCCTTCTTCTTTATCTATATGGTTTACTCCCCATACTTTGGCTCCTCATACACCAAGTTATGCTCATCTACGTAAGCCTTGGCTTCTGTGTATGTGTCAAACTCTACTGCGGTGGCATCTACTGCTGGGAATACCTCAGCATTGTCACCTTCCTCTGTGAGAGGGAACACCATCTTGGTTCCCTCATGTACTACCTTATACTTCTTTGTTAACTTATTCATATCTTGTTTCCTTTCTTTTTGATGTTAAACTTATGACACCTTATGCAGGAATGATTGAGACAGTGTAGCCTTTACTCTGTAAAGTCTGCACTGCTGCATCTGATGCTGAGGTGCGAGTGCCAGTTGCAGTGATAGATTTCATATACTCAGGAGTAGAACTAGTTATGCCAGTAACACACTGTGCTTGGTCTTGAAGCATCTTGTCAATATTGCTAAGTGTAGGTAACCCTAAAATTCCGATGATTTTTGATGTGCTTGGTCTTGAAGACCACGAAATAGAAGCATTTCTTCCTAAATTCAAATATTTAAAATTTACAGGAAGCAAAGCTATATCTCCAAAATCACCTTTATTAACAGCGTTCTCACAATCAAACGTCTCTAGTTTTGGTAACATTCTCAGTTGTTCTGCTTTTCCATTTATGAAAAACTTACCTGATAAGTTTGTAATAGCAGTCAAATTTTTAAGACTACTAATATCACCTGTAACGTTAGTTGAATTAATTATCAAGTTTGTAATAGCAGTCAAATTTTTAAGATTACTAATATCACCTGTAACATTATTTGAGTTAACTGTAAGGCTTGTAATAGCAGTCAAATTTTTAAGACTACTAATATCACCTGTAACGCTACCTTTAAGTGAAATTATTTTTAAACCTGTTGACGGTTTTAATGTATCCAATGGAAATTCGGTATTTAAGTTCAATTCTACTTGAGTGATATTGTTTAAAAAGGTAAATTGATTAATTTCATTTATACCTTTTTTGCTTTTATTAAGTAATCCATCAATATTATACTTGCCCAAGAAATGAAATCTATATAAACCAGCAGAAATAGATTTCAAATCCTTCCAGGCATTTACAACTTTCTTTACGCCTCCACTTACATTTTCTTCACCTAACTTATGAGTTTGTTCACAATAATACTCTGAGTTGCCTAGGTTTACTTGAAAAAGAAGTTCATCTACCGAACTACTCTCTACACCGATAACACATTCTCCTATGTGGAGTAACTTGTCATTAGTTACGGCACCATTTAATTTTGTTACTAAACATTTTCCCATATTAATATAAAATTTAATTAAACTTTAAAATATTCTTTATCTAACCAATCAAATCGCTTATTCAATACATTTATCAAGGTTTCCATATAAGAAACATTTCCTGCATCCCATTTTTCCTTTTCCTCGTTAATATCTTCTTGTGGAATTGCAGACAATATCTCTTGATAGATAGTATTGATATAATCAATATTCAATACAGTACCTCTTAGATAGGCATATCTGTTTGATATTTCATCCTTATATAAAGTTCTGAAATTCTCCCATAAACTCATATCAGCAGCATAAGAGTTTGTCATAATGTCGAGATTTGAACTTGTTGAATCAAAATTCCAAGACAAGTCCAAGTCATAAAAGAAAGGATAGAATATCTTTTTATCACTGCCTGTGTACAGTATCATATTTCTGCAAGTGTTGTCTCTCATCAAGAATACTTGCAGGTTGATAAAATAATCAATCCAATCTATTACAGACATTCTTTGTGGTACATTATCTTTAGTGAAATTTTCAGAATTGATAAAGGAGAAGAAATCAGTCAACGCCTGCTTGTTTGATTCTGTCAATTCATCATTCATCTCGTCTTCCCAATCTTCTGGCTTTGCAGCAGTCCAGTTGTTAGGGTCATTTGCATTACCTCTTGTTCCACTAACAATCATACCACTAGCATCCCCATCAAGAAGATAGTTCTTTTCATCCTTTTTTAAGCCGAAAATATCAAGACCATAAAACTTACCACCAATATTCACTCTTATAGGGAATCCTTTAATCATGCCAGTTGCTCCACTATAAGGTTCATTCTCACTATTCCAAGGATAATTATGATAATTCTCCCGATGTTCCCAAATATCCATCAAGATTCTATTCATAATAAATTCCTTTACTCTAGACCGGTCTGTATAGTTTGCTTTCAAATTGAAGCCACTAGTACGTACCATTTCGCCAATCTTTAACTTATCTTTCTTAGAGAAACCTGAATCTTTGTAGAAAGTAAATCTAAAGTTTCGCTTTCTTTTATAGAGAGTTGAAGAACCTTGATACTTCACACCAATATAAAAAGACCCTTTTAGATAATGACCGAAGTCAATATCTACAACACACTGATGTTCAGTTTTCTTATCTACTGACCATGCACCTATTGTAGGAGTATCTGTTATCTTGGTAACTTTTATACTTGTTTCATTAACACTATATGTTCCATCAGGTTCATTCTTAGTCAAAGAACTTGTTACATAAGGAACTTCATTTACGAATGTTACTTTTGATGGAACATAAAAGTCTAACCCAACACTATTATCCAGCTTAGAATAAACTCCATTTCCTTCGTCTTTTAACGTTGACTTAACAAAGAACTGCAATACTGTGAGAGCCTTCTGTGCATTCTCCTGAGTATCTTCATTGATAACTATTGGATAAATGCCTGTCTTGTCAGAATATCCATCATTGGCAGTAAGGAAAAAGGTTTCCTGCTTAATGTTCACTATACCATAATTTGGTAAATGCCATTTTCTAACTTTAGGCTGTGAGTTTATGAAATCTAACACATCTTTCTGTGCGTTACTTCCAAAATTTATTTTTCCAACCTTTAAGTTGTCAATATTCATTTTCCTTTCATAGCGTTCTCCTTCAGCATTTCGGTAGCCAAGAATATTATCCTCTGCATCTGTAGTTATTTCCATTCTCCCTTCAGGGTCTTCAATATGCTCAAACTCTTCTGGGATAGTCTCAGACTTAGCATTGTGAATATAATGACTACCATTATTGTAAGTAGCAGACAGGACCTTTCCGTCTGCATCTTTCTCTACTGCCATATACTCAGGATTCTCCTGCAAAGAGAAAATATCAAGAAGTTCTTTGAGATTGGTATCTATTGTACCAATCATTTCCTGCAATGATGCAAGGTCTGATTGAAGCTGAGAGATAACTTGCTTCAAGGCATTTACCGCATGGATTTCACCAATGATTTGTCCGTCTCTTCTGATACCAAGAAGAACCTTATCATTTGCATCAAGCCATGCAGCAAAGAACTCTTCATTCTGAGCAACATGATACATTTCATTGAAAGGAAAATATGGTTTACCAGATTCTCTGTAGATACCAAATAGAAGTCTTTCATCTGAATCTGTTACTGCATGGATGAACTCTTCATTCTCAATAACCTTAAAGCACTCCTTTACTTCATCTTCGATGAGAGATTTGCCTTCCTCTTTGTCAACCTTTGTGTCTTGAAGATTCTTGATGTCTTCTCCTAACTTTGCGCTGACACTATTGAGATTTGCAAGAATGCTTGTCAGAGTCTGAGTATTATCAATGCCAGCAAAGAAGCCTTTCAACTCCTTTAATGTATCAATAGCACTTGTAGTATTATCATCACCCAAGATAGCGGTAATCTTATCTGCCAAGAGATTTACTTGTGACTGCAATCTGTTCTCTACTGCACTTGTTTTGCCAAATACTGGAGTACCATCCCACTGAATACCGAAGAGAAGTTTATCATTTGCATCTACCTTGGCAAAGATAAATTCCTCATTCTGAATGTAGCGGTATGGGAGAGCAAACTGAGAGACTAACTTGTCCTTAGAATCACCGAACTCTTGGGCAATGTTTTCTTTATCAAACTTCTTATCAAGTTCAGTAGCTACCTCTGACTTCTCTGCCTTAGTACCAATAGTGACATCTTGTACTTTGTTCTTAGCAGCAAGTTCATCAATGGCTCCTTGGGCGGTGACTGCGTTCATGCCACTAGTCTCATTATTATAAGATACAGCATTGGCAGTAGATGCTCCACCTGAGACAGTGATGTCTTTGATGGCATCCTCCAACTGATGGGTCTTTTCACCTATCTGCTGCAAGTTCTCTTTATCTCCTTCAAGAAACACTTGCTTTGCAGAGGCAATCTTACCCTTCTTGGTCTTGGCTAGAAGTTCATCTGTTAAATTTATACTCATATTATATAATCTTTATACGTTTATGATATTACTAAGCTCCATGTAGCTGGTGTGAGAGGATTGGCTGTACGGTATGCCTTGAATGTTCCTAAACTATTGGTGATAGTCTGAGGAGCAGCAAGGGTTACATCAAATCCAGCACTGGTTACACGGGTGATTGAGAGATAACTAGGTACTACTAGCCAGATGTAATCATTATCCTTGGTAGTTACTTTTGGGTTGAATGATACTCCTGCGGATGATACCTTGTTGAGCGTATTGAGGATTTCTGCGGTCATGGTGGCTGCTGGGTTTCCTCCAAAGTAGCAGAGATAGCGAGTCTGGGAAGTGCTCTTGCCAGTTCTGCCTTTCTTGGTTACTGCATACTTGAAGATTTCTCTTGCTCCTTCGATTGGGGTGGATAGGGTTCCACCTGATGATGGAGTGGTTGAGATATTCTTTGCGGCATTGTCGTTAATCTGCTTACTGATGATGGAGGTATCAGGCACAATGGGCTTGTTGTCGCTTGAAACAGAATAGCGAACCTCAGTCTGCATTGTACCTACATTCGGGGTGATGGTGAAGCCTAAGATGATTGGATATACCGTATCATTCAGCTTGGCTAGATTCTCATCAACGTCCTGAATCATTCCTACAAGTTCATCAGGAAGACCAGTTGCAGATTCTATAGCCTTGCGAAGCTCAGGGTCTAGCTTATCCTTTTTCAACGTACCATCTGCAATCTTATCATTGGTGATAGACTTTCTTGCTACCTTTTCCGTTGTTACTGACTCGTTGGCAAAATGCTTGGATTCCAAGGATGCCTCACGAACTACTCTACCATCTACTGATTGGTCACCCAACTTCGGGTTGGTGATGGTTTTCTCCCCAACTTTCTCAGTGGTTACGGCTCCATTCTGAATCTTTTCTGTGATAACAGCACCATTCAGAATTTTGTCGTAAGAAACGGAATCCTGAGATAGTTTGGAATTATCTACAGAGTGTTCTGCCAATTTCTCATTGGTGATAGCATTGTCGGCAATTTGCGTAGTACCGAGTTGGTCAGACTTATTGACCTTCTCGTCAAGAGACTCTTTGACGGATTTACCCGAACTTTCATCCTTGATATATCTGGTATATGTCAAGGTCTCATCGGCAGTTCCGCTTACGAGCGTGTTGTTGTATGTTACTTCTTTTGCCATATTATTTTAATTTAGCGTTATATGTATATTCTCCTGCTTTCAACTCATCAGTCCAGTAATAGTAAATATCGCCTATCTTGGTGGAGTATAGGGATGCGGTGAGTCCTGACTGATAGAACTCTACTGGAACACGGCTAGCGAACCAGATGTATGGCTTTTCCTTTGTCGTTGTGATATTGATAGACTTATCTACAATATCTCCTTCAACCTTTTCAAGGTCTTCAATGTTGAACTGGCACATGTTCTTTGCAGCGGTGGCTCCACAATAGTAGATGTTATCGTCACCGTTAGCCATAATGCTGACGTAACCTGACACGGCTGGAATCTCAATCTTTCCGTCCTTGTAAACGTCTCTTGTGATGTCAACACCATCCATGACTACCTTAACCATTCCGATATTGAAACCTTCGGCTGGAGTAAGCGTTGTCTCGAACTTCTCACCCAACTTCAATGTAGCTGGAGTGTTGGAGAGTGTAATATCGTCAAGAGAATAAACGAAGGTGCAATCAGACTGATTCTTTGTGACCATGTAGTAGCGAAGGTCGAACATGCCAACCGTCTCGCTCTGAAAGACTCCACAAGGAACCTTCACCCTTTTGTTGGTCTCAATAATCTGCAAGATGTTTCGCTCAACACTCTTCATCGCATAACCCTCATAAGTCCATGAAACGGCTACATTGTAGTTGCCTACTCCTAGGGTGGCTGGGATATTGCATACAAGCACATTATGCTCGATACCACCGATGGACGTTGGCACGATGATGGAATCATCGAAACAGCATTGCAGTTCCACCTTGATGTCGGATGCCTGAGTCATATCGAAGTCAACCAGCCGATTGAACTCCTTAGACATATCCATCTTCCTTACCAAGATATGGAGATTGAAAGCGTTGCCTTGTACTATTTTATAAATCATATTTGATACACATTATTAATAATATAGCGCAAAGATAGGCAGAATTTTCTCTACCTATCCTTTATCCGTTAACACTTGAATAGAAAAACTTTAGATTAAGCCTTTCCAGCGTAGGAATTTGCGTTTTCGGCTGAGTTTTCCCTTCTTGCTCTTGCAGTTGGTATGATAGACACAATCACGGAAGAGGTCTCTGACCTTCATGTCTTTATCTACCAACTTTGTCTTCTTGAACGCTTCAAAATAGGAGCGGTTCATAATCATCAAGTTGCCCTTCTGCGTAGGAAGGACATAGAAGATGTCACCGTGGTTCTTCTTTGCTGCGAGGTCAGCCTTAGCCGTAGCTTGGCGATACATGATTTCGCACTTGATGCGCTTGAAAATCTTTGTTACTTTCATAATCGTAATTATTATTGTTTGAAACTATATGATGGTTGCTGCCGAAACAGAAACCTTTCTTCTCATTACTCTTGCCTGATTGGAAATCATCTTAGGCATTTCCATTTCATTGAAACAGATGTGGAGTCCGATGGCTCTGGTCATGAGTAAATCATCGTGCTTGCCATCAATGGCTCCGTATGCTCCGTTCTTCTTACGCTCGTAGGTAAGGAACTCATTCAGGCATCGTTGGTCACGCTCAACGTATAGATGCTCTCTGACTACCTGAACCAAAACAGAGATAACCATTGGCTTGGTTGCCACATTGGTATGGAATCCGTACTTGCGTGGAAGACCTTCCTTGATGTCTACTTCGCTCTGTTTGCGTGCATAGAGATTATCGTACTCATCCTTTATTTGATTCAGGATGAACTCAGACTGGTCACCACCTTCCAAGATGTGCTCCTTGTCTTTCGTCTCCAAGGTGTTGGATTCAATCACCAGCAGGGCATTGTCGTAGTACTTGGCTATCTGAGCAGCCTTCCATGCCAGCAAGTCCATATCTATATGTCCGTACCATTGGGCTACCACATACGGCTTGCCTCCTTCCATCATCCAATAGCGGTCGAAGACACAGATAACAGACCAGTCTGCCTTACTACCTCTACCGCCAATATCCACGACAACTAGATAGCGGTTTGTTACCTTGCAATCGTCAAAGTACTCTGGCTTGCTCCATATCCACAACTGCCCTGTCTTGTCTTCTGTGAATCGAACATTCTGTAGGCACTTCTTGCCCTTATATCCGTCTCCGTAAACATCACCGATAAACTTAGGTGCTCGGCATCCCTTCTTGAACACGTCAACCTTCTCCTCAGCGAATACCTTGGCTCCTGAGTGCTTGAAGGCCTCTACTGGGTCAGAAGGGAATCCGCTAGCCATATCGCCATGGTCAGTGAACTTCTTGCGCTCCATGATATACCAGTTGAGAGCTTCCAAAGGTGCTCCCATATGCCACAACTTCCAAAGGTAGGTAACTGGCTCCTCACGATTCGACATCGTGTTGGTGTTGTTGCGGTTGTCGTACAACCATTTTGCGAACTCCTCTTTCTGTTTCTTACTCTCGAAGTCAAGATGGTATAGGTCGTAAATCTCGAACCAAGGTACGAAGAACGGCTCAAATACCGATTCTCCTGCTTCTGCTGCCAACCACTCCTGATGGAAGAAGTTTCCAGTACCATTTGCGGTTGATTCATATACTATCATCGTGTATGGTCTGTAGAGTACACCATTGGTCGCATTCTGTACAACTTCCTCAGGAGACTTGCCTTCCGTCTTCTCCCACAATCCCACCTCGGAACAATGGATAAGGTTGTAGTCTTCACCATTGGCAGAAGTTGGTTTCTGCATGGAACCCACCTTGATTTTGCAGAATCTCTGAGGAACCTTCTTGACGTTACCTGATGTTCCGAATCCTACAAACTTAGGCTCGTTCTCGGTATATGCTTCTCCCATTTCATGCAGGAACTTGACTGGGAACATCTTCAATGCTTCATCAAACATTCCTCGGATGGTTTCTGCGGTGTCCTTGACCTGAGCCACGATGAGCGAATTGAGTCCCTTCTGCCACATGAGTTGCAGCCAAAGGAAGTACATCTGAATAACCGTTGAACCTCCCCATTGTCGGGCTTTCAGCAGGATGAGACGGATAGGGCGATTCTTCTTTCTACGCTCCTCCAGCCACCTGAGCAATCTACGCTGCGGTCTTCTGAGCACAAAGCGGAAGGGGAGACCTCCACCTTTCGGCTTGATATAAATGAATACGGCAAAGAAAAAGAATGGGTCATGTTTCATTCTGATGCGAGTAAACTGCTCCACCAGTTGTTCCATTTCCTCCTCCTCGTTGTACGGCTCGTCTATATCTTTGTGCAGTTCCTCGATTACTGCCTTGCAGCTACCCAATTCAATGAGCATCTTCACGAGCGGAATCTTCTTCATTGATATAGGAAGGTTCTGTTTCTGAATCGGGTAATCGGGCAGGAAGAGCAGGAACCGCTTATCTCCACAACCTTCACCCTTGACGGGATTGAAGGGCGTGTTGATTTCCTTGATGCGTTTCTCGTTCTCCTGAAGGATGGATTTATAGTGCTTGGCTAGTGCATCGGTTACTGGCGGCTTGGTGGCGGTTACTTGTCTTGGCATAGCGGTGCATTTAGATAACCCCACAACAAACCTAGTACATAGCAGTAGATGTGGACTCCAACTGCCATGCAGGGAATGAAGATTCCGATACTGATATAGATTAAGATAATTGTATTGTACCTTATCTTATTATTAACGTAAGGGGCAATAAATCCCATATAAGCATAGATAAAACCGCTGAGACCAATGATAGGTACGGAGGATTGGTAAGGATAGCTGATAGCGATGAGATAAAATGCGACCATGTGACCGATGCCACAAGGTATGGCTCGATAACACTGATGGAAAACATATAAGTTGATGGCGGCATGGAAGACGTTCTGATGAAAGAACGGATAACTGATGCGCTGCCAAAGAGTGCAGCCATCTGACAAGCCCATGCCATCATAGCCCATAAGGGTGATACACATTATTATAATGTACCCTGCATAAAGCGCAATCTTCTCTTTCGCTCCTCGTAGCATCTTTTCTTCTCCTCCTTTCTCACCCTATAAAGTATGACGTGCATGGTTTGCGGAGTAAGATAGAAGCTGGGTGCTGGCTCGTAGCATACACGTTTGATAATATCCATCTTAGACAAGTGTGGATATTGCTTTCTATAATTCTTGAATCTTCTGAAAATCTCCTGATACATTGCCCTTCGGGTAGGTATCATATAATCAATGGATTTTCCCAATAATAAGTCTAATATGACTATATAAGCACGGTCTTCCGAAACCCAAAATCTACAGCTCGGAGACTGGGATAGTTTTTCCTCAATCTCTGAGAGTGTTATATTGTCTCCTGTCGTAAGTATCTCACGATAAGCCCTCAATATATCAGCATCACGTTCCTCTTTAAAATCACATCGTGAATCCTTATATTTCATATCTGACCCTGCAAATATACAAAAAATAATTGAATTAGTCGTATTAGAATAACGATAATTAACGGATAAAGTAGAAATTAGCCGAAAAAGCATTAACTTTGGGCATTGATTTATAAATATAATACATATATATGCCAGATAATACAAATATTGAACAGAATGCTGGTGCTGCCAAGCAGCAGGAAACAAAGACCAAGAGAGACTTGGCTTTGGAGCGTTTGAAGACCCGACATCCAGACACGGAGTATGCGGATGATGAAGCTATGTATGGCGCAATCAATGATGATTATGATGCCGACCAGAAGGCTTTGCAGGGTTACAAGGATAATGAGAAGGCGATGGGTGACTGGTTGGGCAGTGACCCTGAGGCAGCTACCTTCCTACAAGCAATGAAGGCAGGTAAGAGTCCTTACGCTGAGTTGATTCGTACACATGGCGAGGATGCCATTGACTACTACTCTGACCCAGACAATGCGAATGAGATTGCATCGGCTCAGTCGGAGTTCTTGCAGAATGCTGCCAACGGCAAGAAATTGCAGGAGGAGTATGATACGAATATGCCTTCCAGCTATGAGGTGTTTGACAAGTTGGAGGAGAAGTATGGCGAGGAAGCTGTGAACGATGCCATCGACCAATGCTTTCAGACCATGCGCAATGTGGTGACTGGCAAGTTTACAGAGGAAATGATTACTGCTTTTATTAAGGCTAAGAACCATGATACCGATGTGGCTGATGCGGCACATGAAGGTGAGGTTCGTGGTAAGAACAGCAAGCATATCAAGAACCTTGAACTGAGAAAGAAAGGCGATGGTACTGCCGACCTTGATTCTGCCAATGCGGAGACCAAGTCAACGGATAACCAGCCTGACCTTGGTGCTGTTGGCAGGGTATCACGAAGGGGTAACGTCTGGGAGCGTGGCAACGAGAAGAGAACACACATTAGATAATTCGACAAGGTGAAAAGATAATATATAATGTTTAATTAATATTCAGAATAACAATGAAGAAAAGTACATTTAATCGGCTGCTTTCCATTTTCCTGATGGTTATGGCAGTTATTTTTGGAGTGAATGGTCAGGTTATCATGGCTGAGGCGGCTCTTCCTGATGGCGGTAGTACCGAGAGTGGTCACCCTGCGGAAGCTGGTGGTGCTCCTGCTGCTGGTGAAGCTGGCAATGGTGGTGCTGCTCGTCAGGATGATGGTATCAAGACTGAGACGAAGGGTCGTGAGCACTTTAACGAGAATGGCACGGAGTATTACCTGAACGACATTGATGAGAAGATTACCAAGATTCGCCCGATGGCTACTCCTGTTGACCAGATTTCACGCTATGCGACAACCAAGTCTGCCAATTCGTTTGTAGTTGAGTATTGGAGTATCGGTACACGACCTATCAAGACTACCGTGAAGGAAGCAACGGTGGAGAGTTCGGGTACATCTATGACATTGAAGGTAGAAGACCCTACCATGTTTACGCTGGATGATACCATCCGAGTGGTAGGTGTGAAGGCGATTACAAACTATAAAGGTGTTGCTTATTCAACCATTACTGATGCTCCTACTCCTGATTTGGAACTCTGCGTTTGCGGTAAGGACACAGAAGGTTATCCGATTGTGTATGCCGTGAATGGTAAGTTGATTAACAAGCAGGCTATCTGTATTCCAGCCTTGAAGAAGGGTCAGAAACTTATTCGTATGGCTAAGAGTTGTGGTGAAATGGACGTTCAGACAGGTCGTTTCAACAACCTTCCTGCATCTGAGACCCAGTATTGTCAGAACTTCATGATTCAGGTTGAGCAGAGTACCTTCGACAAGATTGCTGCTAAGCGAGTAGATTGGGACTTCTCGGACATTGAGGAGGATAGCATCTATGACATGCGTCTTGCCATGGAAGGTACTTATCTCTTCGGTGATATGGCTTGCATCAAGCACGAGGTTAAGAATGGTTCTGCCCAGTGGTTTACAAAGGGTATCTGGTGGATGGCTGGTAAGGACATTGAGGTAGGTCATGTTGCTACTGCTGATGATATGAAGAAGGGCTACAACAAGAATGAGCGAGTGATTAACGACTTGGAGTTGGTTGACATTTCCAAGGACTTGTTTGTGGGTACTGGTATCGGCAACAAGCGCAAGGTGATTATCGCTGGTTCTGACTTCGTGAGTGCATTCAGCAAGATTGATTCCGACAAGTTCCGTTTGAAGGACACCGTTGATATTTGGAAGTTGAAGTTCAAGAGTTGGGAGACCGACTTCGGTGAGGTGCTGATGATTCACTCAGAGTTGTTCGACCTCTTCGGTATGAGTGACTGCGGCTTTGCCCTTGACCCTGAGTTCTTGGTTAAGCGAGTACACTTGTCTTGGACACGAAACGTGCTCGACTTGAAGGCGGCTGGCATCCGTAACACCGATGCTGTAGTTATTCAGGAGGTAGCTTGTCTGTACTTGAAGTACCCTAAGGCTCATGCTCGTATGCGCCTTGCTAAGGTTCCTGAGGAGGTTTCTCGGGCAGATGATGCAGAGGTGAAGACTGCTGCCTAAACGAGAGTAGAATTGCAAATTATTCATTAAATAGTGAGGGGTGTGGGCACTAGCCCCATCCCTTTTTTAGTAACACATATATAATAAGGTATAATCATGTTTAATACATATCAAGCAGGAACAGATTTGGCATTCAGCGTTATGGTAGGTAACGAGCGAGTGCGAATTGTTTTCGAGGGTAAGACAACGGGTAGTAGTGTTTATATGACAAGAGACCCGAAATTACAGAAGGCTATTGAGTCGCATTATTGGTTTAACGACAAATTCTTCTTGGCGGAATCGGTTGACGAGAAGAAGGAAGCTGCGGAAGCCAAGAAGAAGGCTGCTGCTAAGGCAAAGAAGAAAGTGGCTGACGAGAAGAAGACCCACGTAGTGACAGACGTTGAGGATGCCAAGGACTATCTGGCTGAGACCTATGGTGTGAGCCGTTCAAAGATGAAGACCAAGGAGGAAATCTTGGCTATTGCCAAGGAAAAGGGTGTTGAACTAGAAGGACTGGAATAATGAGTACGTATGCTGTATCTGAACTGGTGAAAGAAGTGAAGGTGCTCTTGGACAGGAACCAAGAGACTTCGGGCTTGCTGACTCCTACCGATACTGATACCTTGTCACAAGGCGAGTTGATTCAGAGTAAGATAGTAGATGCAGCAAGAATCATATTGAAGGATGCTCCTGCCAGTATGCTGGATGGTAAGACTTTCAATGGATTGAATACTGTTTGGGCTGAATCAAATGGTGCTTATGTGGGAACCGTCTATCTGCCTTCCGACATGATTAGACTCCTTAACGTGAAGGCTAGTGACTGGAACCGCTCGGCTGAGATAATAACAGAAGAGGATGATGCCTACAAGATTCAGTGTAACCGATTCGGAGTAAGGGGAAATCCTGAGCGACCTATCGCTGCACTCATTCATAATAGCGGTAATCGGTACTTGGAACTTTTCACAAGCAAGAGTAATACGGCTACCGTATCGCTTACCTATGTGGGTATGCCTTCTATTAGTGAAGGTAATATTGATTTGCCTGAAACATTGAAGGATTCCATCGTGTATATGGCTGGCTACCTCACTTGCTTCAGTCTTGGCGATACCGATACCGCAAACGGATTGCTTGGGGTGGCTTGGAAGCTGGCACATATTGTTGAACCTACAACATCATAAATTATGGCAAAGAAGAAAGAAGAAACAAAACTGCTATCGTTGAGCAGGGTGCTTGACAAGGAAGAACTGGATAGCGTGAAGGCATCCAAGAACCGATTTGACAAGCCATACGAGCGTGCCTTCTCTATCTTGCTGGAGGCTCAGCGATATTACAACAACATGGATAACTTCCGAAAGCGAAGACTGAGAAACAAGCGATATTGCTATGGAGACCAATGGGGAGATACCATTGAGTTCAAAAACAAGTGTGGCTTTACTAAGCGTATCAGGGAGGAAGACTATATCCGTGAGCAGGGTAGCGAACCATTGAAGAACAACCTTATCCGTAGGTTGGTGAAGAATGTGCTGGGTGTATATCGCTCTCAGAGCAAGGAGCCAACATGTAACGCAAGAGATAAGGATGAGAAGCGATATGGTGAGACCATGAGCGTGGTGCTGCAATGTAACCGACAACTGAACCGAGAGACGGAACTGGATGCACGAACCATGGAAGAGTTCCTGATAAGCGGTGCTGCTATCTATAAGAAAAAGTATGGATGGCGAAGAGGTAGGTTGGATTGCTGGACGGACTACGTGAACCCGAACAATTTCTTCATAGACAACAATATGAAGGATTTCCGTGGTTGGGACGTGAGTTGCTTGGGTGAGGTGCATGACATCACCATCGGCAACGTACTGAGAGAGTTTGCCAAGTCTCCTGCTGAGGCTCGTAAGTTGAAGGAGATATACAGACTTGCAGCTAACAGAGATTTTGTGATTGCTGACTGCACCCAGCGATTTGGTGAGTTCGACCCTAAGACTATCGACTTTATGAATCCTGCTAACCCATCACTCTGCCGAGTGATAGAGGTTTGGCGCAAGGAGAGTAAGCCGAGATACCGATGCCACGACTACAACAATGGTGACGATTTCAAGATTGATATTGAGGATAAGGCTGATATTGTAGATGCTGAGAACAGAGACAGAATCAGGCGAGGTATGGCTGCTGGCATGATGGAAGAGGATATTCCTCTGATTGATGCCGAGTGGTTTATGGATGATTACTGGCATTTCTATTATCTTTCTCCTTTCGGTGATATTCTGAGAGAAGGCGAGACCCCTTATGCTCATGGTGAGCATCCTTATTGCTTTAAGTTCTATCCGTTCATTGATGGCGAGATTCACAGCTTCGTGGAAGATGTAATTGACCAGCAGAGATACGTGAACCGACTTATCACGATGTATGACTTCATCATGCGTGCGAGTGCCAAGGGTGTGCTGCTCTGTCCTGAGGATTGTCTTCCTGATGATATGAGTTGGGATGATTTCTGCGATGAGTGGAGTAGGTTCAATGGTGTGGTGAGATACAAGCCAAACAAGAGTGGTCAGGTTCCTCAGCAAGTGGCGAACAACTCTACGAATATCGGTATCGGTGACTTGCTCAGTTATCAGTTGAAGTTCTTCGAGGACATATCGGGAGTGAATGGTGCGCTGCAAGGGAAACAAGGAGTATCGGGTACGAGCGGTTCGCTTTATGCCCAGCAGACACAGAATGCTACCATGTCGCTGCTTGATATTTTGGAGAGTTTCAGCCAGTTTATCATTGATGGTGCTTACAAGACCGTTAAGAATATGCAGCAGTACTATGACGTGGCTCGTAACTTCAATATTGTTGGTAGGGCAGGACAGATTGTACACTACGACCCTAAGAAGATACGAGACGTTGAGTTTGACATCAACATCATGGAAAGTACGGCTACTCCTGTATACAGACAGATGGCGAATGAGTTCCTTATGACATTGTGGCAGAATCAGGCTATCACGCTGGAGCAGTTGCTGCAAGTAGGAGATTTCCCATTTGGAGAGGAGTTGCTACAATCGGTTGCATCCAACCAGCAAGCCATTCAGAATGGTGAGACTCCACAAGGATTCTCTCCTCAGCTTCAAGCCCAAGTTGCTCAGGCATCACAGAGCAATCCGAAGGCTCAGGCGATGTTGCAGCAGATGATGAGCGGTCAGGGGGTGAGTCCTGATGGACAGAACCCACCACTAGCTGCTTAGTTTATAGTTTATAATTTATAGTTTATAGTTATGATTGCAGACAAACCAAACGACAAGAAATGGTATGGCAATGGGAAACCTGATACCAGCCAAGGTAGCAATGCTAACAAGGGTATTGCTACGGAGACCCAAGGTAGGGAAGACAAGCCCGAACTTTACAAAAATGACGTTATCGGAAAGGTGGCGAAACGAAAGAAAAACGACATCTGGACGAGGGGTGGAGAGAAGAGAATCAGATTTAAGGACGAATAAAGAAAGGAGGTGTTTTTATCGTAACTGTATTTGTCTGATATTCAGATAACTACAGAAATATCTGCGAGTTTATGGTGCTGCGTTTAAGATATTGGTATCTTTGCAGCATCATAAACTTTTAATTTTTATATTATGGATTTTGTAGATTTCGTAGAAAAGTATCAGCAGGAGTTGACTCCTGAACAGATGTTGGCAGTAGCTAAGGCAGTCGGCAAGTATCTTTCATGCAAGTTGAGTGATGTGGAGGAGCATCATCTTTGTGCGATGGTGTACGGTGTGTTGAGCGAAGAGCATTTTGATAAGCACTTTGCCGATGATGCTATCAGCAAGATGTGGTATGAGGATGCTGACGGAACTAAGCACATGGCTCCCTTCTTTTCGGATGATGAGATAAGAGAAGCCTTTGACAAGCATCAGGATGATATTTCTGACTATACCATTTATGACTTGGCGGTAACTATGAATCTGTTGAGGAGTGACCATCATCTGCTGCTGGAGAGATTCAGTAAGGATGCAGACGAATTGAAGGAAATGGTGGTTCTGATGGCTATAGAGTATCTGCAAGACCCTGATTGCTTGCATCCGACAAGCAAAATATGGCATACTATTAACGGATAAAGTGACTATTTGGGAATCATTTCTTATCTTTGCATATTATTAATGTTAATAGTATAAAAAGATAAGTTATGACTCCAAACGTACGTGAAGGATTGCAATATGGCACAGCTATTGGAATGGTGGTGAGCGGCATCGTCCTTGCCTTCCTATCATTCTTCTTGAACAACTATGTGATTTCGGATGGTGTACTCTGGTACATCAGCCAAGCATTGGTTTACTCTGGAGCAATATTCGGAGTAAACGTTTATTTTAAGACCAAGTTGGGTAATTTTGAGAGTAAGGTGAAGGACGAACTCGCAAGTATGTTGAAACAAGTAAAGGAAAGTAAATAATATGAAGGTAACAAGAGAACAGATTTTAGCGATTATGCCGAATGCGAAGGCTAAGGTGGATGCTTTTCTGCCTTATATCAATGGTTATGCTGAGGCTTTCAACATTGATACTCCTAAGCGTATGGCTCACTTCTTGGCTCAGATAGCGCATGAAAGTGGTGAACTGAGATATACCAAGGAACTCGGCAACAAGAACTATTTCCACAAGTATGATGTGGGTAAGTTGAAGAACATGCTCGGCAACTTGAAGGATGGTGACGGCTATAAATATCGTGGCAGGGGCTTGATTCAGATTACTGGCAGAGCCAACTATCAGGCTTTTCAAAATAGCAAGCAAGTGACTGATGATATAATGGAGCATCCTGAAATATTGGAGCAGCCACGATATGCTACCAAGAGTGCTATGTGGTGGTGGCGGAAACACAGCTTGAATAAACTGGCTGATAGTGGCAGTTTCGTAGCTATCACCAAGACCATCAATGGTGGTACTTATGGTTTGGAACATAGACGTAAGTATTTGAAAAGAGCATTGGTAGCACTCAAAGTGTAGGCTTATGAAGAAGTGGTACGATACTGATTTCTGGCAACTCCTGATATATGTTTTGGGTATGTTGCTGATAGCTTTTCTTCTGTCGGGATGCAAGACAAAATACGTCCCGATGGAAAAAGTTATATGTCGGGACGTAGTAAAACACGATACGCTGCATACTTCTGACAGCGTTTTCGTGCGTGATTCCGTATATCTCAGGCAGAAGGGAGATACTTGTTTTCTTGACCGATGGCATGAGAAGACCATCTATAAAAATGTGTATAAAGTGAAGGTGGATTCCTTCCTGAAAAGAGATTCTATCCCAGTACCCTATCCAGTAGAGAAGGAGTTATCCAAGTGGGAGCAGTTTCAGTTGAAATACGCTATCTGGTCATTTGAAGCACTCTGTGTCTTGCTAGTCGTTTTAGGTTATAAACTATATAAAAAGATAAAGAATGGCAGACTTAATAATTACAATCAAGAGAAGTGACGTGTATGAGGAGGTAGCGAAGACTACTGCCTACATAGGCGCAAAGAATAAACTGGAGGATGGAAAGTCGGCATTTGACCAAGTGTTTGTGACGGATGCAGACTTGGCGATGATTGAGCGATTCTATAATGAGTCGGTTGATACATTGATGAATTTCCTGAAACAATTTGTTGAAGAGATTAATGATGAGGATGCAAACATCAACTGGAAGCTGACCTTATCAAGTAGATTTGATACAAAGATGGAGCCTTCCATTATCCGTTCCGCTACATCTTTCTTAGTGAACAGCATCATCGGTAAATGGTGCGAGATTACTGCGCCTGATAAGGTGAAGGTGTATGCAGATAATGCTGCTGCATTATTGCTTGACATCAAGGATAAAGCGTTTTATAAAAAGAAACCAATACGAACAAAAATATCATAGTATGGCAAGAAAAGATTTAACGATAACGTTATATATGAGTGAACTTATATATGACTTTCAGAATAAGGCATTCCTGACAGGACGTAGCAGAAGGGCTGCTGATATGGATGCTGAGGCTGCAAGTAACATTCAGGCAAGTGATGATGATGAAGACAAGAATCAGGCATTACGTAGCATTCAGAATGCGTATAGTCAACTACTTGTTGAGTTGAGTGAGTCTGTTAAAACTGGCAATGGTACTACTGCGTCTAACGAGTTGATAAGTGATGATACCAATATCATCATCAACCTATCTCTTCCTTCTAATTATCCGCTTGCATTGAAGGATGCGCTTACCAGTTCCATCCATGACTATATCATCAACAAGGCTTTGATGGATTGGTTCATCATTACAAATCCTAATGAGTTGAAGACTTATTCAGAATTGTCTGTTGTTGCCATCAAGAATCTGCATGAGACCTTCAACAGACGTGAGAGACCAAGCAGAACGGCTCCTAACGAATAAGGAAGGAGGTGAGTATGAAAGAATGCAGAACATGTAATCTTGGTTACAAGGTAATGATAGAGCTTCAGAAGAAAGAACTGGTGTTTGACATCAGGAATACGGCTGCTGCCTATGCTGATTCAATCTCCAGTTCTGTAGAGGATTCACACCTGATTCATAACGTCTATGATGTGGGTGAGGATGGCAATCGGGATAAACTGGCAAGGATTCTTGACTCTGCGGTAGAAGACTGCAAGGAAATGCTTTTCCGATATACCAAGATGGAAATGCTTGGAGGTGGATTTGATTCCAATGAGTGGGAAGAGTGCATAGGTTCCCCGACAAATGAAGAGGATGCCTATTATCTAGCCATGAGAATGCCAAGTGGATTCTCGAAGACAAGTGTGCATACCATGATGGTATATATTCACGATTATATTGTGAACCAGTCTTTATATGAGTGGTTAATGATTGTTTATCCTGATGGTGCTGATAGGTTCTGGGCACTGGCTGAGGATAAGAAACAGAAGATTAAGGATGCCAGCAACCGCTCGGCTGGTAGAGCAAGAATCAGGTTGCATCCATTTTAAGAGATTAGTCGTTTAAGACTAAGATAAATCAAGGGTAGCTATCCATCACGGACTGCTACCCTTTATTGTATTAAATGACAATAAATTACATTTTTCTAATTTTATGTTCCACTAGATGTGGATTCCTGCTTGGTTGTAACGGAACCGCTGACAGCAGCATCAACATTTCCGCTTACTGATGCGCTGACAGAACCACTTACAACCGTATTGATAGACTCAGGTAAAGTCTTGATATTAACGTCTGTAGCTGCCAGCTTCAAACCATTCTTCTGCTGGTCTGCATACTGGTTCTTGTCCTGAGCGATAAAGTTACTAATAGCTGTAGCTATGTTGTATAGCAGTTTATCGGTGTCGCTGCTGAGAGAATCAGAATCAACTGATGCGTACTTGTTGTTCTCAACGGTTGCTGATGTTGTCTCCTTCTCACGATAGAGTACTGCCTGATTGATGAACTCCTGAGCAAACAAGAATGACTTGCTTACAAGTTGCTTAATCTTGGTATTGTCTATGTTGAGCGGATTTTTATACTGCTGTAGCATAGACTGCAAGCAACTTGCCGCTACTTCTTCTCTGGGCTGTAGGGTAGCGATGGAGAAGATTTCTTCTATCGTGTCTTGTTGGCTTTCTTCACTGGCTGTTTCATCAACTTCTGATGCTGTAGCTACTGCATTTCTAGGGAATGGTCTAGCGTTTGATGTACCATCGGAAGAAGTCTCTCTGACGAGTTTCGTGCCAGTTGTCTTTGTGATGTTAGAGTCAACAATATAGGCAATACCTACTTTTGTTTTGCTCTGGTTATAGAGATTTCCGTCTGAATCGAAATAGAACAACTGGTGTAAGTTGTTGTTAAACATGACATATCCCATGTACATATTCGTACTTATTGGATAAATATTGATATAGGTGGATAGAACAATCTCGCCATCTATTTTCATTCCCAAGGATGCGCCTTGTTCAACCTTCTTTTTATCGAAATCTGTTAATGTATATTCTGACATAATTATCTGAGTTTGTTTTGTAATCTTGGTTGGAACTCTGTAGATACTACGCTGATAGATTCATAATAGGCAAAGTTGCCCATAAGCGCAAGCCTGAAATATTTGTATGGCGAACCTACAAGGTTTCTGAGATACATATTTACAGATGAACCAACGTAATACCAATTAGTTAAATCATTGCTTCCGAACAGAACCGTTGCACACTTTCCAGCCTGAATGCTGCTGAAATATCCTCTTGTGATACAATCGAACATAGTCTTATAGACATCTTGACCAAGTGTTAAAGGGCGGCTGCAAAGGAAGAATGGAATATTCTCTGTTGGCTCTTTCACGTACACATCAAGTATATTTCCAGCTTTGTCTGTAGCGTATGACTCAGGATATATATTTACTCGCTTGTTGAAGACATTGTGCATGGTTCCCCACGTCTTACTTTTCAATGAATAAACGTAAGCATAAGTATAGTTCGGGTTGAAGACGATGATGCGGCTATCGTAATAGTCGTAAATCATATCAGCTTCTTCGAGATACTTACGGAAACGGACATACTTCACATCTGACTCAGGAATCTTACCTAGCGCAAGGAGTTTATTCGGATAGGTCTTATCCTTTGTTGAATGTGAATAAATGGATAGAAAATCGAAAGGATAATCATCCAGTACATCGGTAAGACAAACAGACTCTCTTCCTTGCTGCATCATGATTCCTCGCTCTGTCGGGAATAGGACTGCATCGTCAATCTGCAAGATACCTTTCGGGTTGGAGCAAATTTCACGTAAAGCTGGTTGTCGTGACTGATATGTTCCTGCTTCAGACAACATGACTACCCATACACCTTCATCGGTGAAAGCGTAGAGCGGAGCATCACCAAACTGACCTTCGCTGATTGGTCGGGTGTTGGCGGCTAATGCGCTGATGATAGAAGAACCTACCTGAACAGAATTTGCTGCTGGGAACACCAAAGGATTCTCGGCTTCGCTTACTTTTATAACGTTTGGATGCTGTGTGACATATTTTTGGCTCACGACATTACTTAAAGCAGCATCATATTCTTCCTTGGTTATCTCTGTGAAGTCACCTGTGTCTATTGGTGTGTTGTCCCAATAATATGAAGATGAAATTACCGTTCCACCTTGATTTCCAAAACTACCACCACCATTACTTCCTGCTCTTGTTGCTCCACTAGATGAATCCTTTTTAAGGAGTTTGTGGCGGTATATTTGCATGAAAGCAGGAAGACCAGCATCATCGTGATAGAGGTACAAATAATCAGACAACTCAGCTTTTTCTTCTTCTGTAGGCGCATCAACTCTTCCTCCAAAACCTTGATTATCCAAAGAACCAGAAGATTGTCTATCAACTGCGATAGGAGTGGTACGATTCTTACTAATATTGATATAGTAAGACATACCGAATGTATCGGAAGGCTTTAAACTTACCCTCTTGGAATAATACTTGTCATACTTCGGCAAGTGGAAATAGATAGTCATTGCCGTAGCAAGCGTGTTCGGGTATGCCAATATAGGGCAGATAGGATATTGCAGTTTTCCCTTGTGGTATATATCTCGTTTGATGCTATTTTCGCTGATGCTTACCTTGAAGACTGCATCACAAATATAATCGGTGGTAGCGGTGCTGCTGGCTGCAACATCTACATATTCATTTAAGCATAGCTGTGTATTTGAAACTTTTCTCTTGGAGAAAATATCTGTATCGAAAGCATTATAGATGGTCTTCTTTACGTTTCCTATATGCAATCGGTTGTTGTATGTTATAGAGCACTTACCTCCAAAAGAGTCTCGCTTGAAGTCTGCCAAAGAAATACTTTCTTCTGTCTGTAAAACTCGTTTGAGTTGTACATCTGTGCCTAGCTTTTCCTTGTTGATACTGGTACTGAGATAGAAGGATTTGTTTTCAAACGACTGATAAATATCTTCCTCTGACAAATATTGGAAGGCATCACAATTCACACCTGATGCCATGTTGCTGTTCCAAAGAAAACATTTGTATCGTGAGATACCTCTAGTTCTTTTTTCTGTATCAATAAAAGATTCAGGCTGTGACAGATAAACATCTACACCAAGAATGAGGTCTTCCAAGCCTTCGGGTATATCCATGTTAACGTTGATGGTGTGGGTGTGAAGACTTGTGCTTGTGCCTACAGATTTCTTTTCCTGATACCAGATAAACTTATTGAATGATGTTTCAGGTGCAAGGATGAATGGATTTGATATGTTGATGTGTGAGGTTCCATCATATAACTTGATAGCCAATACTCCAAAAACCGTATATTTGAAGTACTCCTTGCCTTTTTCGTTTAGTCGCTTGTTGATAAGTGCATCAAATGCGTTGAATATGATAGATGCGCCTTTGATAGAAGTATCTACGTTATTATTAAAGTGTCTGTTCGTCTCAAAAGCATTATCCCAATCATCGCCAAGGTTGGTTGATACATCACATTTCTCAGACTTAACGTTGGTGATTGTTGCACTATAGCTAAGTGAAGAAAGGTCGAAACTTGTGTAGTTGCTACCTTTCCAATATGCGTACATTGTTTTCTCGTCACCAATGAAACATAAGATATTGCCAACTGCTGTAACGGCATTGACGTGGAATCCGTTCAAGTCGATGGTATTCTTGGTTCCGTCTCCACCTTTCTCCATCCAGAACCAAGTATCATCTGATTTGCGGATGATGTAGTGGGAGTGAATCGTTTCATCGTGTGTGACCTTATGTACCAGTTCAATGGTATCGTCTGCATCCAGCGTGATGTTCGGCTCAGCTACTACTGGCTGCTGGATAGGGTGGAGTGCTCCATCCTCGTTGATGAGGTTGAGGCATGTTGCCAACTCACCGTCCTGACAATTATAGTCGGATGGTGAGTGTGTCAAGCCTTGAAATATTACATCTTGTCTTGTTGCCATGTGCTTAAATTTGAGTTTGGTCGCATGATTTCGTAATAAGGTTCTCCTTTTTGTGACTTGCGTGGGATGCAAGTAAGGCGAACCATTCTGTTGAGAGGAAGGTTGTACTCATCAAGGATGGCGGTGATGGAAGGGTAGTCACTTCTGAAACCTACCTTCTTATACTTCTGATTGAATTGAAGCTGAGCGAAGGCGGTGTTGGCTTTGCGAAGTTCTTCACAGTCTTCACGCATGCAGAATCCGTATGTTCCTCTTTCGGACAACCTGAACACGAAGATAGAGGTGTCTAAACGTTCCTTGCGCATGATGTGGTCATAGATACCCTTTGAGAGCGTTACCGAGTTGGCTCTTCCGTCCAGTACCACAAAATCATTGCGGTGTAGGAAACCATTTACTTTATCTATTAAATACTTGAATTTCATTTTGCAAATATACGATGAATTTATGAAATGCTTGCTTTATCTGTTAATGATTCACGTCTTTTCTTATTGACGGCTTGCATCTGTCTGACGGTTCTCTTGGCATTCTCGCTACGAAGACAACCGCAAGAACGTGTGAATCCTGAGAGTAGGGCAGAACTGAGTATTTTCTTTCCTCTTCCACAATCACATTTGCATATCCAATATACTCCGTTTCTTGCCCCTCCTTTTTCAGAAGGGGCACGGCGGCAGACAACCAGTCTGCCAAACCTTTGCCCAGTGAGGTCTTTAATCTTTGCCATTACTTCTCAGCCAGTTTCTTAGCCTCTTCTACTGATACTGGCTTTCCGCTGAGAGGTATGCGGAAGTCGAACTTTGAACGGAAGGCGTAATAGCCTACGAAGTCGAAGCTTTGTTTCATACGCTCGTCTGTAGTGATGTACTTTTTGTAAGCCTTCACCTCCTTCTCTGAGCGATAGATGGTGGAGTTGACGAAGTAGGAACTGGTTCCCTTGTTAGCGATAACAGCAATAAAGAACTGCTTACCAAGGAACTTCTCCTTGATACGCTGAATGATTGAGATTTTCTTTGTATTCATATATTAAATTTGATTAATTATTAAGAAGAATGCAGATAGGCTGCACTCTTAAAACTATTCGATTCCACAAGATACGATACCATCTTCTTTGTTGATACCTCGGAAGTGTTCGCATCGCTGGCAAGCAAGGCTACCAACCATCAGGATTTCCTTTGTGTACTTGCCTTTAATGCCGAATGGGCAGGGAGTGGTGTACTCGAAGTGCCCACCGACATATTCGTTGAGATTATATTTGGGATATTTCATAGGTTGCTTGGATATATTTCAAGAATTTTGTAGTATCTTCTCATGAAGGAAAATATGTTTGTCTCAGTTCTGCCACATGTTTTCGGCTCAGGGCAGAATCCTCTATATACACATTGAGGAACACAAGCGGATGCAAGCAAAGGTTCAATGTGTGCCAACTCGTCAAGTACCTTATACCACACCTCTCTTGTCTCATAGGATGCCTTGTTGCAGAGTCTCAGCTTCGAGATATTGATAATCTCCTGAGCGTTGAGGGATAGCTGCAAGTTGACCAATTCATCCTGACGCATATCGTGGCGAGATACCTTTGAGCCAGTAATATCTGGTCTAGATGTGGAAACGAATGGCTGAGCATGAACGTGGCGAACAAAATGGTTGCTCACCCAGTATGGTATGCCATACATTTTAATATCGAACTCCAATTCTCTGAGCGGTGAATGCTCGCTGAGAATCATCTGTTTCTTGAACTCATCGCTAGGCTCATGTCCCAGCGGTTCCTTGCCTTGTGTGAACCGAGCAGCATTCACTACACGCTGCCAGTCCGTTACTCTTGTAATTTCTATTTTCATAATATCTACTCTTTGTTAATGTACTTCCCTACTAAGAAACCTAACACAAACCCCATAATCGTGTAGAAGATAATGATTAAAGGTATAACTATAACTTCTAACATATTCTATTCTTTATTTTCTTTGTCTGCTACATCATCACCAATGTATAAAATGCTATATTTTCACCTAAATCTTCCCAAGGTTTACCTTTGACAGAAGTCTGTATTACTTTTCCTTCGCTGAATGCCTTAATAATAGGAAATAACTCTGCTGCTTCTTTTCTGTTCATACTCAATCCTCCACTTCTATTTTATATTCCAACTCATCAGCCAAATTGCTTATTAGCTTAACAGCTTCTTCCAAAGCATCATACATGTGGTCTCCTTCTGATATAAGCTCATCAAGAGTGCTACTCTCACTCATATCCTCTGGAAAATCATTTGGTTTCCAAGTGATTCTTTCATTTTTCTTCTCAAACTCTCTAGCCTTTTCTAAAAGTTTTTCTCTTGTCATACTTCTAATTCCTTTAAAATCAATTTTACTTGTTCATATATAGGTGCATCCCAACCTTCATCGAACTCTTTGCCAGCAGAAGATGTATGGCGCTCATTGACATAATCAAAGATAGCATTGTGAAAGAAGTCATCATCAGTCCCATAATCGTCTTCATTATAAAAGCCTTCGTGACTTAGGAGTTCTTCACATTCCTTGTGAATACAGATGGTTGACCTATATTCGGGAGTAAACTGACGTATATATTTCTGTCCTACTTCTATCGTACAACCACACATATAACATTTGTGTGGTTTGCGTGCCTTACGTTCTGTATCTATCCAATCCATAATCATTTATCTTTTGGGTCAACGAATGGTAGCCAGTATTCTACATCAGGGATATTCCATCCGTTGTAGTCTTTGGCTATCTTTTTATCTACTATATGTCCAAAGCATATTTCGCCATCTGTAGTGAGGACAACAGCTTCTTTATCTACTGGTGGAAGTCTATCATTGACTGAAACCCATATAGGTGAAACTAGCTTTGGTTTACGATTTTGTAGAGTAGCAATATATTCAAAGGTAGGGAAAAATACAGGATATTTCTGCCAATTGTTTTCTTCTATTGCCTTGTTAATTGCTTCTTCTTGGTTTGCTTCAACCATAACATATTTTGAATTAGATGTTTTGAAATAATCCACTCTATATATTGCCATTGCTTAGTCCTCCAACTCTTTAAGTGCTCCTTCCAAGTAACCAACAATCATTTTTTCTTCAAATTTTGAATAATAGTTACCATTCATATAACGAATAGTCTTTTCAATAGCTGATTTTATTTTTTCTTTGTTCATTGCTTATTCTCCTTAATTACTTTACATTTACTAGCTTCAACTTCAACAATGCTTCCATTTTCATTGACAAGAAACATTGCTTTCTTTAAAAAGAAACCACTAGTGAAGCTACCTATAACTTCTCCTTCATGCTTATGAATAAAATCTTCTATCTTTGCTTCCTCTGGGTATTCCTTGCAAGCATAATCATAAGCAGAATAGGAAACATCTTCCCAACTTACTTTCATATTCTCTTTTTTACCCTCTCCCTTTATAGGAGAAGATGGTTATTACTAAAGTTCATCAAACTCTTTCTGCCACTTCTTCTTAGTTTCTAAAAGAAGTTTCTTGAATTTAGCTTTGAACTCTTCATCACACTCTGATAATCCCCAAATACTGTCCGCAAGTTTGCTACAGTGTGTTTTTGGAGACATATTTAATAGTTCATCTATTTTAGGAAGCAAACCCTTTGCTAAGAAGTTTGCTCTTTCTAATTTATCTATATCCATATTACTACTTTTTATATCCTTTGCAGGATGCTTAATCAACTAATTCTGCTCCGAGATAGTCATAAAAAGAACCATCACTACCTTCTGGGACAAAATCTTTATACCATAATTCCCAAGGGCTTGTAGCACACCCTCTGTGGTCTATATAAGGGTAATTTACATAATGTATTTCTTCATATACATTATTTCGATATTTCACTTCCCATCTCATACTTCTATTTATTAATGCCCGAAGGCGGTTAAACAATTATTTGTGTCGTAGATTATAGGGTAACACATGCAATCCCTAGACCAATGAGAACAAGAAGAAAACCTAGAAATTTATACTTAAAATCCTCTGCATGTAAGAACAAATATGCTCCAGCTAACGTTAGTATATATTCTAGTACTATGATAATAATCGGGTTTATATCCATTTCTATACCTCCATTTCTGAGTTAAGTCCTAAGCCAAAGAGAAAATGTTGGAGTTGATGAATATACTTAATATCAGGCAATATTTCTTTTCTGTACATAAAAACTGAGAAATTTCCATCAGGATAATAGTATAAGTCAGGTAAGACTCCACAATTACTATAAATATCCCACGTAAATCCATCTTCATCCAATTCACCTCCTACAAACTCCCATCCATTCTTCTCTAGAATCTCTGGAGTGAGAGGTATCGGTTTTAGGTCACTATTCTTACAAGCAACATCAACACCATCAATCTCTACTCTTGGATAGGAAGCTCCAATCCATGTTACCTTTCTTGGTTGATTATCAACCATAAAGATGTCACCAACTAAATATTTCTGTGCCATACGCTTTACTTTTTAAGTTTCTTATATCTTTTATACCAATCTGGTGAGAAATAACCACATAGATATGCTGCTATAACGCCACATATTAAAAAATGAACCACCAAAAATATCCATAGAGCAAGTGCTAGGATGTCGTTTTTTACTTCGCCTGTCATACGCTTTAATTTCTCATAATGTGACACTTAACAACCTTGTTAACAAGATGAGGTTGCGAATTATTGAAGTTCTCGATAAACTGACGTTCCATCTGCTCAGGAAAGATGGGCTTGGTCGGCTTTGGGATGGTGATGGTAGCTTGAATTTTGCTACCATCACTCAACGTCATTAAGCATCTTCTTGAAATTTCTTCTATCCCAAACATATTGCTGTCCTCCTAATATAAGCATCCGTGAAGGTACGGACGGGATTCATTATACTGCATTTTCAACTTGATGTGCTCAACTAGGTCTATGCCTTCTATGTGGGCTAGGGCGAAGACCTGAACCAGAATATCCTGCAATCGTAGGGTGTTCATCCATGCTGGCGAGCAGTAGAATGGAAAGTAGGTCATTCGGGTGATGATGAGGTACATGGCATCAGGAAGGGAGTAGGTTCCGTGCTCGAACTCTACCTTGTGATATTCTTCTGTCTTTTTGAGTTCAATATCATTCATCAGACAGATTATCTTCTGAGAGTTGTAGAATCCTAAAAGCGACATGATGCGGATAGCGATGTCTGCAAACTCAGATTGTACGGTTCCTTCCAAGGATTCCTCGTAGGCTTGCTCCTCAGATACTCCCAGCCACTTGTTGTAGTCTTCAATGCTTCCGTTGCGGCTGTGGCGTTGGGCTTGGATGGTCTCGCTCATTTCTGTGATGATGAGCATTAAACTCTTGGTGATGTCCAAATCGGGCTTTAACAAGCCTTTGACTTTGGCATTTTCGTATGCCTTGGTCATAAACTGCTTTAGCAGTTGTTGTGTTAATGGTGTTGTTTCCATATTGTTTTTGAATTAATTGTTTTCTTATAGTGTTTCAATCCACATAGCTAAGCTATGACTTGATAGTGAATGCCATATCGTTGAGGGTTCTGCACCAGTTTACCTTGCCTTCTGCGCATAATTCGTTGATGGCTTGGTATGGATGATGGCATCCTCTGTTGATAATTTCGGCTGTGAGGACGTGGGACGGCACGATGTTGGCAGCTTCACGCTCTGCCTGAATCTCAGCGATGATGGATAGGATTTTTTCTTTCTCTGTCTTCATTTGGCGAAGGTAAGAATGAAACTTGGGTGACTAAATACTGATACATGAGAATTTCCTTGTTTCCGTTTATGTCCATGATGCACCATTTTCCATCTATCATGGTTCCGATGATAGGTTTGTCTTTGTACCACATGATAAGGGTCTTGCCTTCAAAGAGAAGGCGGTGGGCTTTGCTTACTCGCTTGCCTACCTTGATATAGCCAAATATGTTCATGTTAGAATAGGGATAGCTGACCAGTCTTGTCGTGGTAGTGATTCCCTGAGGGGAATATCAGTTCCTCGAACATGGCGGTCAGGCAGCTGGTTACTATTGAGTTTCCTGCCAGTGCATAGAGTTTGCTCTTGCAGATGATGAGTTGACCAGTCTTCTCCTTGCTCAGGAGTTTGTCTATGTCAGCTTCATGTACTCCCATCAGTCGGAAACAATCTCTTGGAGTGTACTTCCTGATTTGGATGGAGTATTTCTTTCCGTTGGGAGCGGTATGAATGATTTCTTTACTCATGATTGTTACGAATGTCATTGATGATGAATCTATTGTGGTTAGCATGGTAGGGGCGATGCCTTGATAGACTTGCTGATTATACAAGTCTAAGACTTGCCCCCCCATATCAGGCTTCACCTTCCCTGATAGGAGCAGGGATTTCATTCTCTTACCTCCAGTTATCATATCTCCTTTACGATTAAGAATAGTGGGATGCAGTTACCTCCGTGCCCCATTGCTGAATTGAGAGTAGGGGAGATTCCCTTGGTGGAATAGACTCTGGTCTGCTGCTCTATTCTGCCTTTGATTTGGAGGTTTGCTAGCTTTATAATTTTGTCGCACATTATAATTTCTTGATGATTAAGACTCCACCCTTTGGATAATGACCAGTGTCTAGCATATTCATTACGCTGGTCATAGAAAAACTAGAGGTGACAGCAACAGAGCAGCCATCAGCAGTTTTCGGTATTGAAATCTTCGGGGTAGAGTTTTTCGATTGATTCATTGATGTCTGCTTTACAGAGATACTTTTCTAGGAGTGGCTGAGACATGAAATATTCGGGAGAAACATCGTCTTCCAAAATGTCCTCAACCGTAGTTTCTAACTTGATAGGCGAAGGGAAGTGATACTCTGGGCTCGGCTCGTCTTCTGTGCGTAGGATGGAGATTACGAAAATGCGCTCACGATTCTGAGGGATTCCGTAATCTTTGGCATTCAATACTTTGTAGAAAGAAGTGTAGCCGTATGAGTCGAGGTCTCGGATATACTGGAAGAAGTATTTTCTCATTGACTTTGAGAGAAGACCTTTCACGTTTTCGAGCATCACATATTTAGGATGCTTGGCTTCCAACATTCTCCTTTCTTGGAAAATCAGGGAAGAACGTGTACCGCTACCTTCTTCTGCACCCTTGCGAAGTCCTGCGTTAGAGAAGTCTTGGCAAGGTGAAGACCAACTGATGAAATCGAAGTCGGGAACCTCATTCCAATCAAGAAGGGCGATGTTGCCGTAGTTCGGGATTTCCCTGCCATGAAGAAGTCTGTAGGCTTGTATGGCAGAAGGCTCTATCTCGGAAAAGCCAACAACCTCGAAGTCGAACTCAGGATGCTTTTCTTTGAGGTATTTGAAGGCTAGGCTCTGACTGCCATACACAGCGAATGCTTCAAAGACTCTGAGGGGATGCTGCTTGTTGTACTTACTGATTTGTATCATTGTGGTAAATGGTTTCGTAGATGTTACGGATTCCATTGGATGCCCAAACGTTCCATTGTTCCGTTGTCACGATATATCTCCAATGGGATTCTACATGAACTTTGTGGGTCGTTCTTTAGGACTTCAATCATTCCGCATATTCGCTTGCGAAGTTTATTGTCCTGTGCTTCTTCTGTAAGATTCTGCAATTCGGCTTTTGTTCTAGCGATGAGCTGACTCATTTCAGAAGGCTTTTCATTTATTGCTGCTGGCGGTGGTGTTGCTCCGATAAGTTCGTCTTCCCATCCTCGCTGGTTAAGGAAGGTTTGGAAGTTCTTGCGATACTGCTTGTCTGGCTGGGAGAGTACATAGAGAGGAATATACTCTATAGCTGCCTTGCGGTCTTTCAGACTCATGGAGTTCCATTTCTTTTCGAGTTTGGCTTTGCAGCCAACCTTCTTTTCGTAAAGGTTCCATGCTCGTTCAAAGGTATATTCGTCTTTGACTTGCTTTGGAGGTGGTGTTACCTTGTAACCTTTGGATTCCAAGATAGAGATTATTTTTTCCGTTAACTCTTCTTCTTGGTTTTCTTTGAACTCTTCAATAAATCTATCTATTAAGTTCTCACCATGAACAAATGGTGGCATTAATTGCATTTGAAATTGTTTCATAGTTCACCATTTAAATAATTGTCGATTGCTTGGATAAATTCATCTAAAGAACGAATGATGATGTACTTGCCACCATGTCGTTCTACTTCATACTGGAATACCTTCTGTTCGGGTTCCTGCTGTCCTTTGGGTGTCTTATTTTCGATGCAGAGGAAACCGTACTGGGAGGTGCGCTTCAGGAGCAGCATATCAGATACTCCTGCCTTCATACCTTCTTCTTTCAGCCATGCGGCTTGTCGGGAGGTTCGCTTGCCACCATTAGGAACGGCAAAGAAGACTCCTTCAAGGTCAGGATATACCCCACGGATATACCTGACCTCTGCGGCTTGCAAGTTGTGCTCATCATAGGATGAACGCTTGCGTATCTTCTTGCCTTCCTGCTGTAGCTTTGCCTTGATTTCAGCGTAGGTAGCCATTACCAATCGGTTGAGAAAAGGTCGTTGAGCGAATCTTCACCCATCAGACGGATGGCTTCATAGGCAAGGTTTGCATTCTTGAAGTAAGTATTTGCTTTGTTCAATGTCTTTGGGTAAAATGGAATAAAAGTATCACCGTCTTTGTTGATACCCCAGTTTTCATGGTTTCCATCGAAATCTGGTTTCCAGTCACCATTGAGATACTTGGCGATGTTCTGCAACTTGTTGAAAGCAATCATGCGTTTAACTTGTGCTTCAGATGTGCAGTTGTCTAAGTCTCTATAATTTGATAAAGTTTGCACCCATGAGTCAATCGTGTCGTGATTAATAAACCAAGCATCCTTTCTAAAGAACAATTTTCTGCAAATATCATCATAAGTGATAGAATTGCCTTCCTTATCACCAGGGGTCTTCTTCTCGTCTCCTTCAATCTTCTTACGAATCATCGGCTTGCCATCCTCGCCGATGAATACTTGAAGGTTGTCGGGAATAGGAAGTTCTACGGCTGTACCATCCGTCGGGATAGTGCATTTGGTGAGACTCGCCTTTCCGTTATTGATGTTGGTAACGTCCTGATTACTGATGCCTTCTGCATGAATATCAGGAGTCTCTTCCTCGGCATTCTCTGCCATCTTCTTTGCAATCATATCTACTCCTTTACAAAGTAGTGCTCCGGAAAGCATTGATGCAAACTCTGGTAACTCTGGGTTGTTGCTGCGCTGACGATTACGTCTGTTGTTGCGCTTGTCGTTTCTACGTGTCATACTAACTATAATTTTGTAAAATGTTATTAAACTCGTCTTCTGTAATACCATTAGCCATGAGAATGGTTAGGATGGTATCAAGACATCTACTATATACTTCATTGAAGGCTGATTCATCCATCTTGGCGAAGGAGATAGACTTGGCTCTCTCCAAGAACTTCTGTCCGTTGAGGTCGTAGAGCGGTTCACTGAATCCTGACGTTATCAGAAGCTCTTCACGGAATGTGTCTACCGAGCGAAGGTTTGTGCGCTGCTGCTCGGTAAGACAATCCCATGCTGCTCTGATAAGGGCGAAGAACTTGCGATGGAACTTCATATTGCGTGGTCGGACGATGTTCGCCTTGACGATGGAACCAACCTTTATCTTTTTCATTCCCTCGTAATCATCATCCGTGTAGGGGCGAAGACCAGTGGAGGTTCTTACTAGATGGATTTCCATACCTTATTTATTAATGCTTAGAATGGGAGACCACTTTTCTGCTGACCACCTGCATATTGAGCGTTCTGCTGAATAGGTTGACCGCTTGCATTAACCTGAGGGGGAAAAGTCTGCATCTGCTGCTGAATAGGTGCTGGCTGAGGTGGATAGTTGGCTGCTTGCTGCTGAGGAACCTGACCTATCTGACTCTGTACCATCTGTCCCTGCTGCTGGGCATTTGGTCGTTCTACCTTCCAACAATCCAACTGGTTGAACCATCGTCCGTCTCTAGACTGATGAGCCTTCAATCCGATGTTGGCGGTGATGATTTCACCTACTTGGATGCCGAACTGCTGAATCTTATCTGAACCGTAAACTTGGATAACGGCTCTTGAAGGGTACTGGTGGTTCAACTCTTCAATCACATACTCTTGGGAACTCCATTGGGTTCCGTTTTGGCTCGTTCCCATTTGAACTTGCCCTGCTGCAATAATCTTGCCTGTAAACTTTACGTTCATATCTATACTTAATTAAGTTTGATTCTTATTGACGGCTTGGAGATACTGACTTTTGTTAATTTCTCGTAAGCATTTGGATATTTTTCTTTGAAGAGTTTCATGTCGAGCGTTCTCTTAGTGGTGCTATCAACATAAGAGTAAGAACCGATGTTGGTCTTGATGGATTTCTGCTTGTTGGCTTCCATCATCTTCATCATCTGCTCCTTCAAATCATCCTGCTTGATTTTCAGGGCATCCATACGAGCGGAAACTAGTCTGTACTCCTGCTCTAGTGCCGAGAACTGCTCAGGAACCTCTACCTTATATTGATACTCTGTATCATCAGCGAGATAAGCGTTGATTAAATCGTCAATCTGATAATCAGCTACCCTTGGTAGCGGCTGGAACTTGCTCTGTCCGTTCTTGAACCACATACAGACAATCTCCTTCACCTTCAAGTCAGGATTCTGCTCCTCGAACCATTTGGCATAGATGGAAAGTTGGAGCGATACATTGTCGTAGTGGAGGGTGGCGGTGGTCTTGTAATCTACCAGATAGATGTTTCCTTCCTTGTCAGCAAAGATTCCATCAATGGCAGATGCAAAGTTCTCGCCATCTGTAACTAGATACTCGGATGCCACATAGTGTAAATCGTATGCGACTAACATACTATGGAAGGCAAGAAGCTCTTCCGTAGGGTTCGGGTATTGTTTGAGGTCTGCATCGAAGATGGAACAGAAGGTTTCAAACGTATTGTGGATAAGACCTCCTCGTTCTGCTGCCTTCATCAATACCGATTCAGGGATATTCTTGTAGGTGTCGGGGAAGGCTTTCTTGATGAGCGTTCCAGTGACTCCTTTCAGTTCCTTCTTGCCGATGAAGTACTGATGAGATTCCTCAATGAATGTAACCTTTGGCACATTCAGGGTTATTTTCTTTGTTTCTGCTGTCATATTATTGTAATCCTAATTCTTTCTTTTTAGCTGATACTGCTTGCATGAACTGAGGGCTGGCGGTGAGCGGCTTGTATGTCTGAACTACCCATACAAGATTGTCCTTGTTGACACATCTGCTAAGGTACGCCAATCCTTCGTTCAAGTCATTGGTGTGATACTGGGGTGTTGCTGGCTGCTGGGCGGCTTGTGCTACCTGAGCAGTTGGATGCTGAGTCTGTGTCTGCTGCTGCGCTGCTCTACTATCCTGAGCACCATACTTGCTATCAATGTTTATGATGTCCTTTCCTGCCTCAAAATAAACGTCTGCTGCTACACCAAGTGCCTTCATTGCAACCGACAAGGCATCTGTGAGTGCCATCTTGTAGCATTCATCAGATACGTATGCGCCCTTGCTTTCCATTGATACTTCTGACGAACCTCCTGTTCCTTGGATGGCATCTGACCATTCTCCGTTCACCTTGATAAAGAGGTCGATGTTGCAATAGGCTTTTACCTCGCTTCCGAAAGTCTCTGTCCACTGCTTGGTGATTACGTACTTCCAACCGATTCCGCACACACCAAACTGCTCTGTCATTGCCTTGATGCGCCACATTGGGTTGATGTCGTGTTTTCCTCTAAGTCTTCCTGACTGAATTTGTCGGAGTGCCTGCTGAGGAACGACTTTGAGTTTGTTGTAATAATCTAAATTACCCATATCTTTTATGTATTAAGTTATTGATATTTCCATTCATAGTGGCTGCATCTGTAGCCACCATCTGGGTTCTTATTCGGATTGTCACACATGGTCAAGAAGATACAATCGTGACAACTGCTTGCTTTATATCTCATATTGTATAGTTTAAATGTTCAAATTAAAAACCCCACGGTTCTCACGAATGGTGGGGGCGAGTGTTCGTTATTTTAATATAACCTGAGCGGTCGCTACCGCATTGTTAATGTAATTTGTATGGTAAATTTTAATATGTCAATATTTGCAATTTCCTTTAGAAAAGGAGGGGCAGTAAAATGAATATGATTAAAACTGCCACCTCCGTGGAGCGACATCTATACAATCTTGCCGGATGCTGAATCGCTCCTTGGTTCTCTTCTGCATTTATGGAGGCTTAGAACTCCCAGCACTAGTAATCGCACATATTGTGATATATCTAAATTTTACGAACCATTAACCTATTTACTAAACTGGAACAAAATAAAGTATTCGTGCTGGCTGCATTAGAACCGATTTGTAGTTGTGCGCTTCTACCTTTCTGCTACCTTATCTTTAAGGGTCACGGCATGAGGTCTGCATCTTCACAAGTGAACTCCAAGCGTTCCAAATTCCACCCAGTGGGTGTATGTATTAGCTTGCCACTTCCACGTCTAAGCATTATCTGTGGTTAATAATGCTCCTTTTGGGTACGTGTACCTCTCTAGGAAGGTTTATCCTATCCGATATAAAGCCTTGGAATCGGGCTATATGGGGCGCAAGGTGGGACTCGAACCCACGACCTCGAAGGGGATGAACCTTCATACTCTACCAACTGAGTTACTTGCGCTGGCTAATCAACAATTTAACTAACTTAAAAACATGAGTAAAAAAATGACTACTTTTATCACTTGTGGAGACTGGGAGTAGCAAACTCCAAAAAACCTCTGCTATTTACCGAATGAAAATTCGATGGCTGAAACATTACAAGACTTAACAAATTAATAATTTAATACTAAATTCAACTTGTGAGGTTCAATCTCCATATATCTTACTTGCCTACCTCCTTGAAGTAGGAGCGGATTTCCTTGATTACGAGGACAAACATGGCAATAGATGCCACGAACATAATATCTGCGAACATAAGTTTATCTGTTTAATGGGTTACACAATAGGCTGCTGCCTCTGATTCTATCTCTGCCATGCTCTTGCTGCGGTTCTGCATCATCCAGTCTTCCAACTCGCTCTTCTTGAAGTAGAGTAGGTTGACATTTGGCTTGTAGCAGGGGAGTATGTGCTTTCTGACGTTTTCCCTTACTCCTCGAACCGTCATGCCTAGTATGATTGCAGCTTCCTTAATGTTGAGCACATTTTTTGCTGCTATCAGCGAATACTGCTCGATGCGGTCTAGCTGCTCCTTAATCTCTGGGTCTATCATATCAGTCGAATTTGAGGGTTTGTTGACTGGCACCAGCTGCTTTGGTAGGCTCTGTTCCACCAGTGCCCTTATCGCTGGGAGTGTTCTCCTGCTCTATTAAGGGGAGAATGCCCTTCGCTTTGAGTGATTCATATAGGAAGATTCTTCCTTTCGTTGTCCACTCGGTGTTGTACTTCACATCGTGCCGACCATCACTTCTTAGTATATCTACCGCTCTGCTGTGAACGTAGCCACCAGTGAGGAACTTTCCGTACAATATCCACTGACCTCGAACCTTATGCTGAATCTTCATTGATTCCAGTTCCTTATTCAGCTTCATGGCACTCATTCCGTAGTCTTGTGCTATCTGGGTGACGGTCATGGTGGCATTACTCTGCAAGATTTTATCGTAGTAGCTGACCTTCGGCAGCATTTCGGTAATCTTGTTACCCAGTTCCATGTTCTCTTTGCTGATAGTGAGGATGGTTGCTTGCTGCTGCTTGTTCTCCAAAGCTAGCTGCTGTTTCTCTTCCTCGGACTTGACCAGAGATTTGAGGGCTTCGAGATAGTTCTGAGGGACGGATGGCTTGGTTTGCTCAATCTGTCTCTTCATAGCGTTGAAGGCTTCTATGTATTTCAGTTTGAACTCCATCGCCTTCTTGCCATTAAATCCCATCGCCAGCAGAGTGAAACCGTCTTGGTTCATGATGAACATTGGGTAACTCTGTTTGTTCTGCTCATTGATGTAGGTCGTTTCCTCAAACATCTGGGTCTCGTCATTTTTAACGATACCCCCTTGAAGTATCTTTCTTATTGCTTTGAGGACATTATCATGAGGCTTTTCAAATACATCAGCAACCAGTTTGCTATTTGTTAGAGGTTGGTTGCTTTTACCTCGGTAAACGATTCCAGTCATATAACCTCCTTCTTTATAATTAGTAGAACAAGACCTTGTCCGTCTCAACTCCTCCGAACTCATTCAAAGCAGCCTGCCTGATGTCTTCGGATTGCTTGCTCTGGCTCCTAAAACTTAAAGCATTGTATATTGTTTCCCTTCGGCAACCATACCGCTCAGCAAGTTTTTTACCCATTTTAGGTGGAACCTTGATAATTTTTATCTTTTTTACTTGCATAACTTAATTTTTTGTTGTACTTTTGCTTTTAAATATATAGCAACTTGTTATTAACGGTTGCAAAGGTAGTCATTTCTTGCTAATTTACCAAATATTTAGCAAGAAATTATTAACCAGTTATGATTAATTAAGTATGGTTTAAAAATGTAAAATGTATGGAAGTAACTATTTATCAGCGAATTATGCTAATTTTAGATGATAAGCAAGTTTCGGTTAATGCTCTATCAAAGTTAGTCGAAATGTCTCAAACTACCCTTAACACGCAGTTGAAGGGTGAACGTGCCTTGTCTGCAAATGTAGTAGCAAAGGTTCTTTCCGTCTTCCCTGACGTATCTGCCGAGTGGGTAATACGTGGTGTTGGTACTATGTATCATAAAGAAGGCGATGGGGAAGAGGTGTCTTATATGGTAGCTGAGGAGTCTAAGCATGATATTATCCATGAGGTGATGCCTGAGCTGGAGTATCATCAGGATGATTCCGTATGGAAGGCGAAGTACGAGGAGTTGGAGAAACGCTACGACCAGCTATTGTCCATCTTGGGCGGTGGCATGAGAAAAGCAAATGTAGGATAATTTAAATGTGGTAGGTATGTATAATTGGCTATGTGCGATGTCTATATTGGGTTGTCTCTTTATAGCATATATAGCATTTAAGATTTCCTATAAGTATATATTTAGCGACCAACATGAAGATGGTTGTATTAAATATGGTTGTGGGGTTATTTTAGTATTTATGACGGTTTATCTAATCTTTATGACAGCCGCTACATTAAAGTGGATGGATAGCGAGTCTTCTAAGAATACTGGAAAAGAAACCTCATTTGGGTCTGTATATATATGTACTGGAGAAACTTCTACCAAGTATCATAGCGACCCTGATTGCCGTGGTCTTTCTCGCTGCTCAGGAGAAATAGAAGAGGTAAGCGAGGAGGAAGCTGAGGATATGGGTAGAACTCCTTGCAAGATATGTTATTAATTTAAATGTGTGAAATATGAAGAAGATTTTATGTTTTATGATGTTTATCTTGCTGCTGGCATCATGTAGCAAGGATTCTGGTGAGGAAGTTGGGCTGACTTCAAACTATATAGAGGTTGCTGGAGTCAAACATCAGATTGATAAATTTGCGATTGAGAACGAATCAGATTTTCGTATAGGCTCCAAGAAGGATGGAACTTATATTTCTTTCGGTTATACTTGGTACAAAGTACCGATTGGCGAAAAGGTATATTTCGTTGAAACAGACGAGTATTTGGATTATTTTGAGTTGGTGGATAACTACAGAAAATGCGACTTAACAGATGGCTCTTCTGATAGTTTTTACTTAATCAAGAAGAATGGTGATAAGTATATCGTTGATATATATATAGGTTCGTCTAAATATAAGACCATCGTACATTATGAAGGAAAAATGATATAA